CCAGGGGACTGGGACCAGGGGACCAGGGGACCAGGGGACTGGGACCAGGGGACCAGGGGACCAGGGGACTGGGACCAGGGGACCAGGGGACCAGGGGACTGGGACCAGGGGACTGGGACCAGGGGACTGGGGGGCTGGGGGGCTGGGGGACCGAGCGGCGGTGACGTTGCAAGTGACCGGACGTTGCAAGTGACGTTGCAAGTGACCGGACGTTGCAAGTGAGCATAAATGAAACAAACCCAGTTAGAGCAGTCTAACTGGGTTTGTGTCGGTCTTTGGGCAATGTCGTCTAGTGCCGCTGCCGCTTGTCGAATGCCGCTGCTTCCTTGAGTAAGTAGCGGAAAGTCTCTTCCGTGGCCGGCTCGGCGTCGAATTGGGCGGTCATGCCGTATGTACAGCCTACGGCAATGAAGACTTCGTTATCAGTTTCCTGTTTCCAAGCCTTGGCAACTTCGATTGCCGCTTCGACAGCCGCCGTCAATCCCTCATATTCATCCCCTTCCCCCGGATATCGGGGGATTAACATATCCGGGTTGGTGTACTCAATGCCGCCTTGCGAAATCTCGACAATGTTCAAACCGTCCGGCCACCGCAACTGCCGAGTTACCGTGAAGACACTGGCCATTGATATTCCTTCCTTTCATGTTGGAGTAAAGCGCCCCGCCACTGTGGCGGGGCGCGGAATCGCGGTGAGTTCACAACTTCTCGGCAAGGGCAATCACTTCGTCGGGAGCATTGTCCAAGTCGAAGTGAACGCCCCGGGGAATGACGCCGAAAATTTCGACTTCGGCGTCATAGGTGAACACGGCAACTTCGTCGTTGGCATCGGACAGCCAGCTATCCACTGCGTCGCAGCGATCGAGAAAGGACTGAGTTGCCGCAGTCAGTTTAGCCCAACCAATTTCAAGTGTCGTCATCGTCTCCCCCTTTCGATTGGACTGGATGGTAAGTGTCCCGACCGTCGGGACGCTGAGTGATTCTCCCATTTGGTCGACACGTTGTCAACCCACAAAATACGATTTTTTTGTTTTTGGTCAGGGGGCGATACGTAAGTCCTTCCACGTCAATACGTTGCCGCGTCGAATTTTTTTTGGCAGGCACTGGTCAGGGACTGGTCAGAGTGACTGGTCAGAGTGACTGGTCAGAGTGACTGGTCAGAGTGACTGGTCAGAGTGATTGGTCAGAGTGACTGGTCAGGGGGATCGGTCAGAGTGACTGGTCAAGGGTAGGTCAGAGTGACTGGTCAGGGATGGACGTTGCAAGTGACCGGACGTTGGAAATGACCGGACGTTGGAAATGACCGGACGTAACAAGTGACCAGTCACTCTGTTCCGGCGAATTGGACACTGACGGTGGCGACTATTTCCAGAATTTTGTCCGCTCCGGGCAATTTTCCAGTTGACAGGTGCCGATACGGTACGTATACTCTTCAGCGACAGTTCCACTACAGTAGTGGAACACTTCCACGTATGCCAAGGTCGGAGAGCACAAAATGGAACAGTGGATTGCGGATGCACGGAAAGCGTACGGTTTGCTGTCGAATAACCGCGACATCGACCATTTGGAAGCAGTGCGTTCCACTCTCGCTGCCTTTGTTGACAGCGAGAGCGGCATTCGCCGCGATCAAGCGTGCAAGAGGCTTGCTGATGATTTGGCAAGCCTCTACCGCCAAGTCTGTGAGGAACTGGCACAAGGTCCGGGCAAGTTTGAAGGCGAGCCGGCCTACGTCGTTCCATTCTGGAATGCCCTGATGGAAGGGCTGGATGACGGCAACGGGCTGGTTGAAGTTGAACCAGTTGACCGGTTCATTTGGTCTGCCCTCAAGGGCAAGCGATTTGTCCGGCTGGCGGAAGATGACCAAGGCTTCGTCTACATCAACTAGATCGAATTGATTGTGTCCACTATCCCTTCCTCTTTCTGAAGGAAACGCCATGAAAACCGTCGTCAGTCTTCAGCAAGTTGCGCACCTGTGGGCAAACAAGGCCCAATGGGGCGCCCGGACATCAAACGGAAGCCTTTTCTTTCGCGACAGCACGATCTATAGCTATGGACCACATTTCCCAATCGCTAAGTTTGCGCAAGGTCGCGACGGGGAAGAGTACATCCTGTTTACCACCCGGCGGTACAGCGTCACAACCGCTCGGCATATCCTGACCGTCCGGCGGGCATTGTCTCGCGACCAAATGAACAGGGTCATCTACTGCCACAATCCGGCCGCGAACTCGCCGAGTGACCATGCGGCGAACTTCGCGGAGATGACCTGCCGCTTCAACGCTGCCTTGGAAAAGGGGATGAATCCCCGCACTCGCAACAAGGCGGAACACCTTGAACTGGCGGAGACGATCCGCCAACAGGCAAACCGTTATCGGGACCTGTTCTGCGACCTGACGGAGTGTTGCGCAATTGAACCGACGCCTGAATACTTCGCGGCGTTGGAGACGGCACGGTGTCAGGAAGCCCAAAAGCGAGCGGAGCGGGAGCGGAAGCGGCGGGAACTCCAAGCCGCCAAGATCGCTCAATGGGAGAATGTGGAACTCCCGCTCTGGAAGCGGGGGGCGAATAGCTACCGTGGCGCCGATGGACAGGAATATGCCATTGATCCGCCAGAGGGACACTTTGTCAACTTCCGCTTGGTTGGAGACGAAGTGGAAACGACGCTCGGTGCACGTTTCCCTGTGTCGCACTGCCAGAGGGTTTTCCGCTCACTCCAACGGATCGTGGAGAGCGGGAAGCCGTGGCGTCGGAACGGCGATAAGATTCCCGTTGGACTGTTCCAGATTGATAGTGTCGATCCGGCGACCGGAATCATTCAGGCGGGCTGCCATCGTGTTCGGTGGCAAGAAATTTCCCAGTTCGCCGTTGAACTGGGAATTGTTGACAACATCCAGTCGCTCCCTCAGTGAAGGGAGCTAGCGTTGAAACCGCCATCACTTGACAAACTCACGTTGTCAGAGTTTGTCGCTTATGTTGCGATGCAAACTCTGGCGATAATCCTCTTGGCAGTGTACGCCTTGGGGAAAGATTCCGACTGAAGTTCACTGGTCAACCGAAACCCAGCTAGACCAGTCTAGCTGGGTTTCTTTATGTCCACTGGCCAACAAACCAGTGTACATAGTACACTGAACGGATGCTATGGGCGCCAGATTGCCGTAAATGGGTCTAGGATCGACGATCCTTTGCGGACGACCAGTTGCCCGTACTTTCAGTTACAGCGGCTCTGGCGCAATTCTGCGCAATCTGGCGCTAGGTCAGGCGGAGCGATCCGGGTTGACCTGGCGCCGAGTTCCCGCAACGTCACTCAATGGCCGGTGAACAGGTCGGCGAACTGGTCGGCGGTCAGGTCGGCGGAACGGATGCCTAGTGGACCAAGGCAGTGATGCGAGCGGATCGGTCGACCAATCCGGCGGCATTCCCCGGATCGGTTTACGTATAAGCGGCTGTTGATAGGTCAGCCGGTGAACTGTACGCCCGCTCTCGGTGGGGGGCGGCCGCGGCGGCCGGGGCGGGCGCGGAGGGGGGTGTCATAGGGGGGTCAACCCGACGAAAATATTCCGGCCGGACGTGGCAAGTGACCAGACGTGGCAAGTGATTGGACGTGGCAAATGATTGGACGTGGCAAGTGACCGGACTGGGCTGGACGTGGCAAGTGACCATGCCCAGGTGGACGTGGCAAGTGACCACGCCCAACCGGACGTGGCAAGTGATCAGGTCCGGTTGGGCGTGGCAAGTGATTGGGGGTTATGGTCGCGATCCCTTCTTGCCACCAAGAACGGGAGGCGTGGGACAGGAACGGACGCGGCGGATCGCCCGGCGGACCGTTTCGACGCTACAGCCCAGCCGGTCGGCAATGGACCGAGGGGTTCCTCCTCGTCGAACCAGGTCGTATACCTCGCGGTAGTCGAACTTGATCGGACGCCCTCGGCGTAGCTGGGTGCCCGCGAGGCGTCGGGCTTCGATCAGTACCTTCCGCCACATGAACCGGGTTCGGGTCGACAGGCGGCTGTCATCCACAACCGCTTCCAACGCCTTGATAGCCTTGGAAACAGAATCCTGCTGTTCGGTCATGTAATTGCCTTTCGTTTTGGGAAAATCGGCTGTTCCGAAGGGGAGGCTAGTTCCACATCGCCGCGGCGAATATGGTGTTGATTTCCTTGAGCATCAAGGACATGTCTCCACCGCAAGCGTCGGAGATTGAATCCAACGCCGAGGATGAGAACACCAGGTCAAGGTAGATGAACTTGACGGCGGTATCGAGGGGATTGGCCGGCGGCGCGATCAACAGGGTTGACGGATCGCACAAGACCGCCGGCAATTCCGCTCCGGGGAGTTTCAGTAGCACGGGAACCAAGGTCAAATCTTCCCGGTTCGCGATAACGGGCAGTTCCCGTTCCAGCACCGACCAAAGCAGCTTCGCGGGCATTAGATGCCATCGCATGTTGACTGGGTGCATTCTTCCATCCTCGGTTCGGCTTGCTGGAGTTCATCCGTGATGCTGTTAACCACCTTGCTCCAGCGGACAAGCGTTTCCGGACCATCCTCCATTGGAACCACGCAAATCATCGGTTCCAACCCAGCGGCCCGTCGCAACCCCTCCCTCGCGAGCGTGAGCCGCCACGCGGCGGGGCCATGAACCGACTCAACGGACACGTCAACCGTCGTTGCCCGAAACGACATGTGCCCGTCCTCGTGGGCGGTGAACCTGTAGGCAAAGCGAATGTTGTCCGTGATCGTGAGGTCGTCAATTGCCGAGTTCCACGCCTCTCCATCAGTGGCTCGCTTGCGGCCCTTCCCGCAGCGTTCAAATGCCGGGTGACGGATGGTGGAACTGCCAGTGACTCCGCCGAAGTGCCCGCCGATTCCACAGATGTCCAAGTAGACGATGATCGCGACGTGGACGTTCAGGGTTTCGGGGGTCAGATCGTCGCGGGTCAGCTTTGCCTGTTCGAGGTAGTAGTCCTCGGCGGCTTGTCGGGCGAGCTTCACGCGGTGTGCATGTCGCAGGTGAGCGGACTCATTCAAGACGGCTTCGAGGGCATGTCCCTCGACACCCGCCGCGAGGAGCAGTTGTTCCGCCCAATCACGACGAGTTCGCAGTGCTTCCGTGAGACTCACGGAATCCAGGTTGATTTTCCTTGGCATGGGCTGGCTGGCCTTCTGAGGAAAAGTGGAACGGAAGTGGAAAGGGCGGGGCCAGCGAGTATTGGGGTTACTTGCCAACCCCGCCCGACCGGGGGTGTGCACTAGGCCACGGCCTTCTTGGTTGTCTTCCTTGTCGCACGCTCCTCGCCTTTCGCCGACTTCCGGGGAGCGGTCGGTGGAGGCGACGGAACAGCCGGGGCTTCGGGTTCAACGACCGCGACGGGGGCCGGCTCAGGCTCCGGTTCGGGTGGAGCGTAGCTGTCCAACCCGCCCATCATCGGCATCACCTCGGCGTTGTAGGCGAACGGCTGTTTTGCCTTCAAGGGTTCCCTTGGACCGTTCACGGCGTTCCAAGCGAGCACGAGGGCATCGAACATCTGATTGTAGAACTCGTTCCCCCGCTGCGTCTGCTTCTGCTGGGTGATGAGCCAGTTCCTCAGACGGATGTACGGGTGGTTCTCCAAGTCCTCGACGCCCGGCAGGGTGCCGGTCGCCAGGGCCTTGATGAAGGCGTCGGCTCGCGACTGGAGCTTACCCGTGCCGTCCTCGTTCTGCTGACTGTGCCACGCCAAGTAGTGGAACGCGGCCAGATAGGGCAGTTGCACGAGCGAGGACAGACAGCCTTCCTTGTCCTTCTTCGTGTTCATGGCGAACACGAAATCGACGCTGTAGGGCAGGGGAGCATTCTGCTCGACCGTGGCAATGGCGTCGGCATTCTCGAACTTGATGCTGGCCCGTGGACGCTGACCGTGGTTGAGGCGGAAGTAGACGATCTTCGCGGCCGTGGCCAAGATCGAGGACAGCTTCTTCCGCACGTCGCTATTGCGGTCAATGGGCCTGCCCTTCTCGTCTTCCTGAGGGAAGAGGTGGGCGAACTTGCGGTACAGCACGTCGGCCTGCGTGCGAGCCTTCACGTCGTCGATCAGATCGGCGTCTTCCGGGGCAATGCCCTCGACGATGACTGCGGCGATCTCGATGGGTTCCCTCAGACAGGGTTCGCCGTAAATGTCGAGCACGTCGGCGTACTTCGTCGGATTGCTCGCCCGCTCCTCCTCGGCCTGAATGAAGGCGGTGAGGGCATGTTGACCGTTCTGGAGTTTGCCCTCGGTGTCGATGATGATGAACACTGGGTTGCGACGACGCCACAGACCACGAAGGTGTTGCGACTTGAAGCGGGCAACCCGACTGGCCTGCTTGGGGCGGTTGTTGATGTTCCGCTCCATCAGTTCCTTGGCGTCCTTGTAGGTGAGGACGACGGGTTTCACGGAGAGTTCGAGTTTCTTCACGGCGGGGTTCCTGTTACAGGGGATTGGAAATCGGATGCTCACGTTGAGCATCACGACAGACATCCTACAGCCTGTATCGGTAAAGTCAAGCGAGTGATGCAGAAATTTGTGGGGACTGTATCAGGATTGTGCCGTAAGTGGTTGGGCGACACGGAATTAGATTTTCTTCCGCTCACGACCAAATGCCCCATCCTGCAAGACTGTCTTGCGGGAATGGTGCCGATGGCACAAACCCTGATGCCACTGCTCGATCCAGAACAGATCGGGGTAGAACCGCCAAGGCTTGATGTGGTCGACGTTCGTGGCGGCTTCCATGCGGCCCTCGGTCTTGCACTCAACGCAGAAGCGGTGCTCTGAGAGGAATGACTGGCGGTACAGCCGCCAGCGATTGGATTGCAGGATGCGGCGGAACTTGAGCACGCATCCGTCACATAACCCAGCGGGGCCAGGGCGACGACCGTAAAGGCACCAGTTACACTCCGAGGTCTGGTTGGGCTGATATCGCCTTCCCTGTCGCTTGGTCCAGCCGGGCTTGTACCGCTTGCGCTGAGAGTCTGGACGACGACGATGCAGTGAGCGGGGCATGGTAATTGATTGCGGGAATGGTAAATGGGACGCGACAAATGGCTATAGCCTCGGAATCAGGTAGCCGAATCGGCGGAAGTCCTCGCGATAGAACCCCACCACGGCGTCGAAGGCTTCACGGGTCCAGAGGACGTAGGGGCCGGGTGCCTTGTTCAGCACGGGCAACGTGGGGATCGCCGAGCCGTATCCAAGCTGAGCCAGACCGTCCGTCAGTTCCTCGTACTTGATCCAGAACGTGCCGTGCTCCTGATACTCGCATTGAAGTGGCTGACATCCAAGACGAGTAGTACTGTACTCGGTGAACGTCATTTGCCGCTCCTCCGGCAAGGCGATGTTCCTCAGCCAGTAGCGATAACCACTCACCCATCGCTCCAGCGGATGTCGTACAACGAACCACGAGAATGTATCGGGCGGAGGAACCCAAGCGTGCATCCAGATCACGCCGGAGGGGTTCATGCCATTGGGATGCTCGTCCCACGGTGCCCGGACGTTCGGAACAATGTCCTCGTAACCGAGGCTGTTCCGCAACCAAACTCGCAGCGAGGTACCGGCCGTCTTCGGGTTGTGCATGAATACGCGGTTCGTGGTGCGGTTAATCATCATGGCTATCGCGATTCCTTTGCACGAGCCAGAGGATCATGTATCCAATGGCGTCACGAATGGAATCTTCCAGCGACTCCGCCACTTCGGGCTTGTTCGACTTGAGGAGGTTCTGGATGCGAGCAATCTTGTCGGACAGCCTCACGCGGATGCCGGCGTCGGCCGACAGTTCCGGGGCGAGCATCGGGGGCGTGAACGCGGTGTTGCCGTAGTCGTTGTTCTTCTGCATCAGCATCGACACGATCTCGACACCGACCTTGGCGATCTGTTGCTGATCGACACCACGCATTCCCCTCAGAGCACAGGAGAGCCGGCCGAGATTCGGGTCCACGGGACCGTCGCCCTCGGATACGGCATCAGCCTTGAGTCGCTGGACAATGGCCTCGGTTTCACGTTCGATCAGGGATGGATTGGGCATGGCGGGAACCTCGTGCGGGATTTACTCGTGGACGTGCCGGCTTACTTTCGCCTTGCGAGAGCGGTCTTGGACAGCTTTCGGTCGGCGTGTTCCATGCGAATGAGGGCATCCATTGCCCCGCTCAGCAAGAGCAACCTGGCCTGTTCCTTCTTCACCAAGTCCGAGGAGATAATCCGCTCAATTGTCTCGGTGACTTCCAGGGAGTTCGCCAGCCGCTTGAGCCGAACCGCGGGGGTCATTACCGATGGGTCCATGTTATTCCTCGGCGATAAATTGAATGTCCCAGAAGTTGGGCAACACGAAGGTAATGGTGCGTCCATTGTACGTGATCCGGTCGATGGGCTGGTCGAATCCCATGATACGGACCATTGGAAACGGCTTCTTGAACGCCAGCGTCTTCACGCTGCCGGATAGCCGCCATTCAAGGCCGGAGGACGCGGGCAGGTTGATTTCACAGTTCTCACCAAGGGGCCAGTGAAGGTTCTTGCGGAGCTTCACGTCGATTTCGCCAGTCTCCGCGGCGGACTGGATCGCGGCGATCATCCGGTCGAGTTGAGCCTTGCCCTTGATCTTCCCCACCGACAATCGACTCGGCATTTGCGATTGCGTGAGTCGATTGTTTTGAGGGACGATCTTGTTCTTCAAGGCATCCCACGTTTGATAGCCGACATACTGGAGGTTGCGCTGCGGGTCGTGGAGCGTGGGAACTGAGGTCAACCAGTACGGCTTCTTCTCAGGGTGCTCATTGATGTCGATGATGTCGAGCAGCAGGTCGTTGTCGCCGTGGCAGACGCCTTGCTCGTCGAACTCCTTCAGCATTCGGATGCACGGCGGACAGTTCAGGTGATCGACGAACAAGGTAGCCCTGGCCCGTTGCCGGGTTCTCTGAGGGAGAGACGTGAAGGCTTTCGGCTCGACGGAAAGCGAGAACGCGGCGTCCTCGGTCCGATTGATTACGGTGACTTGTTGAGGGATGTCGGTCCCGAACCATCCCTTCAGAATCGGGAGCGGGGACAGGTCTTGTCGAGGAGGAGCGGTTGAGCCTTGTGCGGCGGCGGAATTGATCAGACAGCCGAGGACCAACGGGATCGCCGGACCAACCTTGCCGAGGCGGGCGACTTGGAGCATGGATACTCTCCGGCTTGACGAGGGAAATGGGACGGAAGGGGACGGCGGGATTCCCGTCCCACACGAGTACATTGAGCTATCGGGTGAAGGCGGAACGCTTGACCCAGTTCACCTCACGCGGAGCAAGCTCGGCCATGTGGCTGATGCCGGCGAACACGGTCCAGCGGTCGGCCAGGGCGGCCTCGACGGCTGAACGACGCCAGAATGCCCTGCCGTTCTTGCCCCAGTTCTTTCCCCACGAGTTGTCCATCGTGAGCCAGTCGGGGAGGCCGTCCGAGGACCAGGTTGTCCAGCGGGGCCATCCGGTCCAAGCCGTGGCGTGTCCTCCGCGTCCACCCCGGAAGGTGTAAATCTTCCCTTGGCTGTCCGGCTCGACACCCCACGACATGCCGCTCCAGACGCCCCCGAATCCGCCGGCCAGGAACATCACAATGTCCCGGTAGGTTTCGAGGATCACGCCAGTCTTGCAGCGGTAAGGTGCCGCGGCCTTGATCATCTCTTGAGTCACGTCACGGGGGTTGTACTTCGGGGTATATGGCAGCATTTCCTCTGGAATGCCGCCTTCGTTGGTGGCGACGTACAGTCCGCCGCTGACCGTGCTGCCCACGTCGCCATGAAGGCCGTCGTGGGCTTGGGAGCGGTAGTAGTTGAAGTCGGGCGAGAAGTCCATGTACTCGCCAGTTTCGGCGTGGTACGCCATGCACTGGGCGGTACGGAGGGCATGGCCCTGGCAGCTACCCTCTTGCGACTGATTACGGATTTCCAGCCACGAGCTAACGTCGATCTCGCGAGGCAAGGGCTTGTCCTCGGCCGTCACGAGCTTGAGGGCCGACATGAGGCTTTGCCGGTTGAGAGCATAGGCTTGGAGCTTTTCCCGATTCTCCAAGTCAAACCGGTATCCGCCAATGGGGTAGGGCATCGTGCCTCTTTCTCTATCTGAGGGAGCGGCCTGCCTCGATCCGACCGGATTCGAGGTGGATGCCGTTCACGGGGACTTGATGTCCTTGGACACCTTGCGGAAGGCCGTATTCAGTTCGGAGAACGTTGACTGAGCCTTCCTCGACGACCACTTCTTGCCGCCCACCTGTTTCTCCAAGTACTGGTCGAGCGGAACGAACGCCTCCTTCCAGTGCTCGTAGTTGCGGTCGTTCAGGTTCTTGTTGACCGAGGATGCCGAGGCGTCGTTTTCGGCTTCCGTGCTTGCCTCCTCGGCCGAATCGGCCAGACGTTCGCAGTAGTCGGCGAAGACCTGACGAACAATGGCCTCGGCGGACGTGGCAGCGGGGTTGTCGTCATCGTCCGGGTCGGGCGGAGGCTTCGGCCTTTCGATCTTGACGCAGCCGTTCACCAGCACCACGCTCGCGAACAGCAGAGGGACCAGTGCATAGGGGGGTAGAACGGTGAATTTATTCATGGGATGCTTTCCGAGGGAGAGGCTGGGGCGGACGGGACTACTTGCTCGCGGGTTCAACGCCGTAGTCGATCTTCTGCTGGGTACCGTCCTTCCACCCGAACTGTGCTCTGAAGAACGTGGGGAATCCGAGCTTCTTGAAGGTCTCCACCAGCGTCTTGGCCTCGTTGCCGAGGTCGCTGTCCTTCAGCATGTTGTAGATAACCAGAAGCGACTTCAGCTTCTCGATATCCACGTTGTTCCCCCCAGAGAGCTTGATGAGCGAGGAAAGGACGCCAAAGACCAGACTGCCGATTCCCGACAGGATGCCGCCGAGAGCCGGCAGGCCCACGTTGATGACGGCCTCGCTTGGGGAGAGGTTCTGGTCGAGCAGCACCCCACGAGTCTGAAGGGAACCGGCGTTGTACGCCGTGAAGGCGAACAGGAACATTGCCATGAGCACGAAGACCACGGCGACTCCAGCCAAACCGTACTTCCCAAACTTGGCCATGATGGGGTCTCTTTCAGAGCAAGGGGGGCGAACGGGGTTGTCAGTCTACTCGGCTGACTTGAGCAAACTTTGCAAGCGATTACGGTGGCGATCAATGAGGCTCTTGTCGCAACCTGTCTGTTCCATCGAGTCCAGTAGAACCTGAGTCAGGTGGACGAGAGTGCGATGGATTTTGACGTTATTGGTCTGATCGAGGGCCTTGAGCCGTCCCTCGATCACGATCATCAACTGTTCCATCCGTTGCGTGTGGTCCCTGGTGTCTTTTGCGTTTGTTGCCAGCAGTTCCGTGGCGTCCCGCATCGCCTCGACCATTATCTCCGTGCGACGGAATACGCCAAGGTGGGCGTTGATGAACGGGATCAGCAAACCCTTCGGGTTGCCATTCTGATCGCAGTCCGTGTCGAACAGCAGCCGGACAACGTACTTGACTCCCTGCACGACCGTGATGAACAGCCCCGCGAATCCCATGAGAAAGAATCCGACGAGAACCCATACGGGACCGTAGGACTTGAAACTCTCTGGGAAGTCGACTTGACCGAACAGGCCCATCGACGTGAATCCTTCACTGGTAGAACCCGGAATCGACCGGAACAACCTTGTCCCAGTAGGGAGAAGTCATGCCAATTACCATACCGGTTTCCGCATCTCTGAGCAATCGGATTCCGTAGGTTTTCATGGCGTTCTCCGCGGCCCTGTAGTCTGGTGATGAACGTTCGTCGTCCACTTCGAGCACCAAGGCGTAGTACAGGCAGGCGAAGCGAACAGCACAACAGGGTTTGTCGAGCTTCAGGGCTTCAATTTCCTCCCTGAACTCCGACATGCTGCCCGCCAGCAACGCACCCGCGACACGAGAATTGATCTTGCAGGGCTGCCTGAATGGTGTCGGAGATGGAGCATCCGTAGACATAGCCTCTCCCGTGAAGCCGGATGCGGTAGCAGCGACCCGCCTTGATCCACTCCGCGATCTTGCGACGCCGCGAAAGGGGAATCCCTCGGTGACGGTTCAGTATATCAGGCGGATGGGTCTTGCTGCTGATCTTTTCGAGTTTGAACGAATCGAGCTTCAGCAGTTGCGACAACAGGTTCGCGGCGTTCTTCTTCATGCGTTCTCTCCAGTAGCGGGAGCATCGGGAATCAGGAAACCGAGACTGGACGCCAGGTCCGATGTTTCGGGGGACAGGACGTAGGAGAACTGAGGGCGGCCAGAGGCGCCAATCTTGACTGGCTTTGCCCGCACCACTCCCAGTTCCATCAAGTCCTTCATGCGGTAGCTGACGGTGGTGGGGTGCAGCCCGGTCGCGGAGGCAATCTGCTCCCGATTGGCCCCCGCTCGATGGGCAATGGCCATGATGATGTCCATGAGGAACGAGTTGCCGGTGTCGAGGGACACCTTGCGGACGATCCTCCAGACTCGTTCATCCGGTTCGGTGATGTTGAACAGGATGCACAGGGAGACGCACAACTTGGTCAACTGGGCCGACAGACGCAGACCAAGTTCGAGCCGTGGACGGTAGAGCAGTTGCCTGTCCTTGTCCCGCTTCACTTCCGACCGGGCAATGGCCACCCATCGACCGAGGTGGGAAATGTACCGCTTCAGGTCGTGGGCGGATGCGATGCTCTCGGTGATCTGGCGGACAAATGCCCGATTGGCCGAGCGGCCGTGACATTCCTGAAGGAAACCCCACGTCCATTTCTTCTGAGGGAGGAGCCAGTCGCTATTGTTGTCGTCGGACGCGATGTTGGCCAGTTCATTGTCGATGGCCCGGATGCAGTGATCATCCTGCCCCGTCTCATCCCTCAGAAGGCGGCCGTGCTCGTCCCACTGACTGTCGATTTCGCATTGCAGGAACCGCTCGCCGAGGGTTGTGTGATTGTGGGCACGGATGGCGTCGGTCACGCAGGCAATGAGGTTGAACCTGACGCCGTGATGGACTCGCTGGATTCGATTGCGGTAATGGACGTTGGCGTAGCCGTCGTAGATGTCCCGGAGTTCGCCCATGATGTTCTCTTGGATGGCTGGCGGCAAGTTGAGAACGGTGGTGAAGTCCTTGATGATCACGGTACGGTTCTGGAAGTGAGGCAAAAGCCCGGCGTCCTGTCCCGCCATGCCGGAATGAATGCCCGTGAACTTCGACAGGGAATAGCAGTACGGATGGGCCGCGGACTGACATTCGGCCAGACTTGTCTTCCCCGACGATGGCGGACCAATCACATACATCCAAATACCCTTGCTGCCGAGGCTGACAGCCAGGTTGATCGCCAGCATGGTCGCGAGAGTGTCCTCGATGCCGGAGGTCATGTAGAACTTGTCGCTGTAGCAGTCGAGCAAGTCCTCGAACGTGGCGCACACTTCGGGCTGGATGGCGGGGTCGTAGCCATCGTTCGAGGCGGTCTTCACGTCGATGGGGACGCTGACCACCATGCGGGTAATGGAATCGAACATGCCTTGCCAGGTGTCGGTGTCGGGGAATTTGTCGGGGCAGCGGCCAGCCACGATGTCCCGGATGTCGAAGCCCTGTGGCAATCCCTCTGGCCATTTCACCCTCGACAGGGACGCGGGAATGGTCCCCTTCTCCACGACCTTCTGGATGAGCTTCTTCAATCCCGCCTCGCCGGAGTCGTCATTGTCACCCATCCAAATGACGTTGCGGCCGGAGAGGATCGTCAGGTACTCATCCGGGAACGTCTTTGCTCCGGGCACGGCCACGAAGTCCACTTCGTCCAACAGCCCATTCCCCCAGAGAATTCCGTGGAAGGCCAGGGCGTCCCAGTGTCCCTCGCAGATGTAGAGCGGCTTGCTCCTGCCCCCCTTCATGGAAATGCGATGGACTCCGTATAGCAGTTGCCGCATGATGGGGCTGGACAGGACGGAGCGATAGTGCTCCCCGGCCTTGTCGTCGTAGAGCCACCGCCATGAATAGAGGTTGACCAGTTTGCTGTGCTGCTGGGACCAAGCCGGCAGCATCCAAATGTCGTGCTTGCGGATGTAGGCAAGCTGCCACTCCTCGCACACTTCCGGGAGCAGGCCGGCCCGGCCAAACCGCTGATCGGGATCGTTGCAAAGGGCCACGTAGTCCTCTGGTCTGGTGTCGGCCAGGTAGGAGGCGTGGAGCAGTCTAAGGAAGTCGTAGGCATTGCCGTCGCGGCCGCACCGCTTGCAGTCCCACTGCCCCGTGCCGGGGTTGGCGTAGAAATGAGCATGTGGGTTCGGACAGTCCGGGAACGGGCAGTCTCCCCGCAACTGTCGATTCTCCGGCCTGACCTCGGTATGCCAGAACCGAAAGAACCGCATCCATTCGGTACCTTCATGGCTCGCCATCGAAAGTCGTCTCCTGCATAGGGGGGTAAAGTCGTGAATTTATTCAGGGTTCAGTCTTGCCGGCGGCACACTCAAGTCCTTCCGACCGGTCCCATTCAATCTCCACCGGAATGCCCTCGGACCACCGCTTGCTGATGTACTTGGCTTCCACCCGGTACGGAATGCCGAGTTGCTTGCCCGCGTCCTCCATCAGCATCATCAGGGACGCAATGTGGGCATCTCCCTCGCCCTTGGGGAAGTCGAACACGAGTTCGTCATGCACGTTCATGGCGATGTAGGCGTCTGGACAGTGAGCCAGCAGGTATTCCTCGCAGAGAATCATGGCAAGCTGGATGATCTCCCCCTCGGTTCCCTGGATGATGTAGTTCGTGGCGGCGTGGGGCTTGTCGTTGCCGAGGGTGAGCTTGTATCCGCCCGCCGTGTAAACGCAGCCTTCCTTGCTGGCCTTCCTCTTGTTCGATTCGATGTACTTGATGGCCGACGGGAACAGTTCCTTCAGGAGCTTCCAGAGGCCGGGACGCTTGGCGGTGGTTTCGATCTTCTTGGGTTGTGCCCCGAAGATGAAGCCGAAGTTCACGTTCTTGGCAACACGCTTCTGTCCGTCGTCGCCCTTGATGTACTTGTCGCCGAATATCTGCTCCTGCATGAATACGTGGAACTTCATGCCCCGCTGGATCGCGTCGATCATGCTCTGTTCCCCGCAGAGATAGGCGAAGATCACGAGTTGAAGCTGCTGACCATCCACGGCCCACCACTCACGTCCGGGGGCGGGGCCGAACATCTTCCTGAGGGAGACATCGAAGTGCTTCAGTTCCTCGACAAATGCTTCTTGATCCTTGCCGATGTTCTGCGTGCTGGGGTTCGACATGGAGAAGCGAAGCGTGGCGGTCCCAGTGATGTTCGTGTCGGGGTAGAGCTTGCCATTGATGGCCGCCCGCTTGTACCGGTCCAGGTCCGTCACCGCCTTGGCGAGCTTCTTCGATGACAGGTGGGCCACGGCGAATCGGTACACGGGACTGTCGGGTTCGTTTGCCTGCATGATCTCCAGCACGGCGTCCCGATTGGTCGCGGGCTGGGGGACGCCCTTCTGTCCTCCGTCCGTCCAGTGATTGATGGGCTGTTGAAAGTGCTCGTAGAAAGCCTTGGCGGAGTCTATCGGGGAATTTGGGTTATAGTGATCCCAGCCGAGAATGTTTTGAGCCTCCTGTCGGAACTGCTCGGAGAGGGCCTTGCACCGCTTCATTTCGCCGGGAATTTCGTGCTCCAGCAGGCCGATACCGTGCTTGCGCCCACGGAAGATGATCGGCAGGAGCTTCAGGCGTTTGCGGTAGTGCCGGGTGAGTTCCTGCTGTTCGAGGGCCAGCATCAGGGACTTATGGGCGACCAGGGTGCGGAGTGTGTCCCCTTCGCAGTACCGTTGCACCAAGTACAGCCAGTCGTGATCGTCCCACTGACCGGGTTCTCGCTCTTGCAGGTAGTGGATGTAGGCGGCGGGCAGAAACATATCGGCCACCCACCAGCCATCGCCTTTCTCGTCCTTCGGAGACTTGCGTGCCCACGGGAAGGTCTGAAGGCTGGCGATCCTCCAGCCGAGACGTTCGGCATAGCCCCTGACAGTCTGCACGGCTTCCCGAAGCTCGGACTGATCGGTGTCCCCAATACCCAGCATGATGCCGATGTCCTTGAGGCCGTGCCTGCCGCCGGAGTCGATGGCGTGGTGGGCGAGCATGGTGTCCTCGATGCGGTCCCATAGGGACTCAACATCGAGGTCGATGCCACAGTCCCTCATCGCCGTCCACAGGGCGGTGAGGTCGAAAATCGCGTTGTGGAAGACCAGTCTGTGATTGGCGTCTTCCAGCAGCGTCTTGATGAGGTGGAGATCGTCTGGTTCGTAGAGTACCTGCCGGTTGACGGGGTTCACTCTCCACTCGAACCAGAGCTTTCGTCCGGTATCAAATCGGAGGGAAACCGCAAAGGGGCGGCAGCCATGAAACAGTTCCGCACCCGTGGCTTCAGTGTCAATGCCAAGGCAAAGCATCGTGCAGCCTCTTGCGGAGGTTTGGTGTACCGGCGTAACGCCAAGCCCCAGTAACGTTCAAGCAACTTGCTGCAAGATGCCCTTTATCAACCTCTTATCGCAGTCCAGCAATCGAACGGAGTACAACAGCACCGGTTGATTCAGTGTGTGGGACCATGTAAACAATAGAACGAGGCGGTCGTCCCTTAGAGGGTCTTTCTCTGGCGGCTCGAACTCGACTAGCTGCAACAGGCCGGTTGCCCGTGGGTCGGTCGTGAACGCCTGATGTGCCTGTTGATAGACCACGACCCATTGATCGGGGGTCAGGTGGCGGTGAGTCGGGTCCGTGAAGTTCGGGTAGCGGTAATCGTCCGGCTTGTGCTCGGTCGACAGGGCGGGCATCGGCCAGTTCCGCGGCAGGTTGTTGGAGGTTGTCATACCCGGTCCTTTTCCGCTGGAGTTCCGCGGCCGCGATGATGAGGTCATATACCTTATCCCGGTTCTCAGGCTTCAGGTCGTTGGCGTTGATTTGAAGCACCAACCATCCGAGCACTTGAGCGGTATTGATCTTCTCGTGATCCCTGATCAGACCAATCGGGGAACTATGTCCCGACTTGCCTCGGAAGAATACGCCGCCCTGAATTTCCACGGCGAGCTTTATGTCCGTCCAAGCGAAGTCCAACCGCCACCGGCGAACGGGATGGAACTTATGCTCCCTCTCGGGAATGTCGATGCCCATTTCGGAGAGCAGGTCCAGGAACTTGTCGGACAGCGACTTCGCCACGGGTGATCCCTTCGCTGCGTCCACGGCCGGTTTCACGGCTCACTGAGATTGGGTCCAGCCCAATCGCCGGGGGCATGTTACAGGGGACGCAGCGAAGGATCAACACCCATCAACTACCGGCGAGCCGGCGGTGGCGGCGGAACACGACGAGTTGAAGCGGCACTGGCTGGGGCTTGAGCCTTGGGAGCCGCCGGGGCCGTCGGTCGAGGGGGAGCGGGTGCCGCCGACCTGGGCGAGGCCGATGGGGTGGTCGGACGTGCGGGCGGGGCCGGCGGAGCAGAGGAAGGAGCAGGCTCGGTATACTCCTGATAGCCATCGGCTGAACCCGCATCGGCACTGGCAACGTTGCCATCGGCATCCAACAACTGACCATCGCTGTTGTACCAATTGCCAGCGGCGTCATACCAAAGACCAGCCTCCTCGGAGTAGTGAAGCTGATTTCCCGATGCAGTCACGCCCGATTCAACGGGAGGGCCGTCGAGCACCGCCCCAAGCACCTCCTCGATCTTCTCCTTGGCAACGATGCCCCGGAGATTGACGTACTTCTTGCTTGGGTCCTTCGTGCCACGGGTGATTGCGATGTGGACATAAGCCCGGCCCGCCTTCACCTCTTCGAGCTTCTTCTTGATGTCGCGAATGTCCATGTTGGACGTGGAGATGTTCAGCTTCTCCAAGTCCCACACGAACCGCTCCATGATGCGGATCATGGGATTGTCATCGGTGGGCTTGAAGTAGTGGAACAGCTTGGCGTTCTCGCCAGCGAACGTCTGATCCCCCTTCGTGTTGCAGATGATGGGGATGTTGATGGTCGCCATCGGAGTGCCGTCCGAGGAACTGATCTTGAGGGTTGCGTCCGACACCTGACCGTAGTACTCGTCCGGCTCGGCATTGCAGTCGGACATGGGGTCCTTTGTTCCCCGCACGGTGTTCCAAGCCGCCGAGTGGGCCATCAGTGCCGCCACCGCTGGGTCTTGCTGCTCGCGAACTGCCATCGACATACCTTTCTGAGAGAGGGACGGAATGCCTGACTACGCTGTCAGTGCTCACTTGAAGTAGAACGTTTGCGGATCGAAGCCGCAGGTTTCACAGAAGGCGAGCCAAGTGGCGTCTGGCCCGCCGGACATCGGAATAACAGTGCCATCGGGAATTGCCCAGCGATTCTTGCCGGTATAAATCGGGGACGTGGCAACATGGATCATGCGGGTACCGGTCAGAGCCGCCTTGCCGGCACCCATTACACCCTTCTTTTCAACGACGGCACTTTGCACCATGAAGCACACGGCTTCCATCTGTGCGTGGGTTTGTTGCCAGACATCGCGATTGCAGTACGGCATCTCGCCCGTGAAGTTCTCGCCCTCCGGGTTGTCCTTCGGCTTGGGCTGGGAGTGGGCGGTTATGGCGACATGGTAGCCTTGATTCCGCAGCACCTTCAGCCGATCCAGGAACTCGTCCGACCAATACCGCTTGGCGGCGGCAATCGGTCCCTTGGAGTAATCCATGAACCGGTCGTAGTTCCCGCCCCAGTCCTTTTCGCAGGCATACCGCATCATCATTCGCTCGAATCCGGTAATGGACTCGACAAGCAGGGACTGACGGCCAGTGAACTGAGGTCCGCCGGCCGCAATCAGGTCGTCGAGGGCCTTCATCGTTTCGATCCACGTAGACAGCGGCTTGCCGTACTGCACGTCTGGCGGAATCGCTCCCGGCACCTGCATGAGGTCGAGCACGCCGGTTTCCCGGTCATCCATGATGACCAGAACCTTGGGCATTCGAGTCAACAGCGACGTTTTGCCGAGACCGCTGCCGCCGACCATCACGAAGAACCGCGACCGCTGTTCCTCCAAGTCACTCCGAATCGTCGCCAGCCAGGAATTCCTCGTGGGCGTAACCATAGGGTGTGACTGGGCTGCTGGGGCTGCTTGGGTTGCTTGGGTTGCTTGAGGCGTCCGAGGCTGGTCTGTTCTCGGAGCATTCCTTGGTGCGGTCCTTGGCGGAGTAGGGGGCATGAAGCAATTCCTCGCGAGCGATGTTGTAACTTGACGGAGCGTCAATACCGAGCCATGCGGAATAGGGACTGATACGGATAAGCGTCAGGGTGATTGCGTCTCCATTGGGACACTCGATGATGATCTTTCCTCCAGGTTTTCGACCAAGTACAAGCATTGCAATCCTTCGCGAAAAGAGGGGAAAAGCGGGGGTTCACTTCTCCATATGCCGCCCCCGCGGAACCGGATGATGGAGTGGACCATGTAGCCGTGTCGAGGCACGGAACGGGATCAGCTTGGGCAATACGGACTGGATCACTAGCTTCGCCCTTTGCTTCTCCAGTTCGAGTCCCTGCTTGCCCTGCCGCAGCATCCAAGCAGGATGCTTGATCGAGGCGTAGGTCACGGGCCAGGACTGATCGTAGTGCCTGCGTCCGGCCAGGGTTGCAATCGCTTCCCTGTCGAATTCCGATACCGCCCACGGTGGGTAGTCGTCGCCGAGGTACTTCAGGGCATATTCCGGGGGGAACGTGGGCATTCGGTCGATGCGAGGACAGAACTTATCGGCCACGGAACCCACGGTGATGATGATGTGAGGCTGAGCCAAGTAGAGGAACTGAGCCAATCGGGATTTGCAGGCCTCGGCGTGCTCGGCTCTTGGCGGGGTCTGTTTTCCAGCGGCATCACGAGGCGGCTGACAGAGAACCGTGTTCGTCACGGCGTAGGTGTAGTTGTGGACCCGCTCGGTGGCGATCTCCGACCACTCGTTCATGGACAGGTCAATGATCTCGTCCAGTATCTTCCCGGCCCGTCCCACGAACGGACGGCGAACCACGGATTCCGAGTCGCCCGGAGCCTCGCCCACGAACAGCACCTCGCAGGGGATGTGTCCCCGGAAGAAGACCTTGGGAACGCCAGTTTGCCCAAGCTCGCACCTTGAGCAATTGGCAAAATGGGAACAGTGGTAGTTCAGGGCGGGCCGGAGTTGCGGCTTGGCGAACTGCCCCAACCGGTCGGCGGGAATGGACGGTTTCGCTGTGGTATGGGTCATTCTGCCCTCCCCTGCATAGGGGGGTTATCCGGTGAATTTATTCCCTGTCACCGAGCCTTGGCGTAACGAGGGTCGTCAATGCCATAGTGCTCGGCCCGTTCCTTGCACTTCTGAGGGGAGAGTGGTTCGCCGGTGTACGAATCTATGGCCTGACCCTGGCTGTTGTACCGCAGGGAGACATAGACGGGCTTACCGCCCATGCGTCCCGTGTTGTAGTTCGACCGCCAAATGGCGACGCGGTTCCGGCCGGAGTTCAGGGAGTTCATCACGTCGGGATAATCGCCGAACTCAGCCCTCACGAGGCTGGCGATCTCGGCGTCGGTCAGTCGCTCGTTTTCGTTCAGTTCGTTCTGCTCGAACACGTAACGTAGAAAAGCGAACAGCCGCAGACCACTCACCTTCCCGGTCGGGTGCTTGGTCGTAATGTCACTACTCTCGGTAACGGTCAGGGTTCGCTGACCAATCCTCAGTTGTTTCTGTCGTGGTGACGATTCATTGACGGTCGTTTGCATAATGGCGCCTTTGCAGCAATGTATCAGCAGTGTCGCCGACGTGTAGGGAAGTGTAAGGGACGGGAGCCAGGTTGTCAATCCCTTTTGCCAACATTCCGTGAAGCGCTTGACCGCTCCCATCCGACAATGACTTGACAGTGATCGCTACTGTTTGCATACTGTCGCGGTACTGTTTGGGTACACCAGACCAGCGCCAGCCCAAGGGAGAGAAGTCATGGTTGAGTTCGGACGTGCGACGCGGAAGATTCCCAAGCCCACGAGGAGCATTACACGGATCGAGGAGCCATCCTCCTCTGAAGGGAGCGTAGTAGCCTTCCCCTCAGAACCAGTACCCGTCAGTCCCGTCATCCCTGATCCGCCTCCGGCTCGTCCCACCCAGAAATTAGTGCAAACGATCAAGGGCCAGTTCGGAAGCCACCTGTGCTGCTCGGCCAGGGCGGGAACCGGCAAGACATTCATCCTGGTCGAGGGAGCGTGCCGAACGCTGGGCAAGCCGACGCCGGGGATTACTCCGTCCGAGGAGCAGGCGGCGATCTTCGAGGCGATGGCTGACGGCAACACTCCACGAAAGATTGTCCAGATTGCCTTCAATCGCTCGGTGAAGCAGGAACTGGCCAAGCGGATCAAGCAGGCCGGACTGAACAAGCAGGTGGTCGTGATGACGGCTCACGGCTTTGGGCTGATGGTTCTGAAGAGACACCGCTTGGCCCGCACCATTGAGCGAAACAAGACGTACATCATTCTGGAACGCATCCACGGCACGGACCTGCGGACACTGCTCAAGAACTCGCCGGGTTATGCACAGGCCGTGGATAAGATCGTGGAACTCTGCAAGGTCAATCTGATCGGCTTGGGCATCCGGGGAATGAACGATGCCGACCCCGAAACGATTGATTGGGTCATTGGTCACTACGGCGTGGACGTGCCGGACGAGAACATGGACACCATCTATAACGTGGTCCCCATGATCCTCGATGAGTCGAGACAAATGGTCGATGTCGTTGACTACCCCGACATGGTGTCGCTGCCATTGGCCCTCGATCTCTATACCGACAACTACGCGATGGCAATGGTGGACGAGGCCCAGGACTTGACCGTGGCGGCTCGATACCTCGGCCTGCGAGCCGGGCAACGTACCATCATCGTCGGTGATCCGTATCAGGCGATCTACGGGTTCGCCGGAGCGGATTGCGAGAGTTTCAACAAGTTTCAGGCTGAACTCCTCGGCAGCCCGCGACGGTGCGGGATTTACCCCCTGACCCGGACTCGCCGCTGCGGGGAAGCCATCGTGCGATTGGCCCAGACCATCGTACCGGACATCCAGGGATTGGGAACGCACGAGGGTCGGATCATCAATACGTCCGAGGACAACTACCTCGCCCGGATTGATCCCAATGCCCGCGACATGGTGATCTGCCGGACGAATGCCCCATTGGTGTCCGGCGTGATGCGAATGCTCCAGCAACGGCAGCCGGCGTGGATCGAGGGTCGGGAGTTCGGAGACGATCTGAAGGGATTGGTCAAGCGACTGGCACCATCGGACATCCCGGACCTGGCCGGCAAGCTCGACGACTGGTACGGCATGGAAATGGCCAAGCTGGAGCGAAGGAAGTACGTCAGCGAGGACGCCAAGACAGCCATAGCCGACAAGCGGGAGTGTCTGGGGTCGTTCATGCAGGGAGTCGAAACGGTGCGGGAGCTTGTGGAAGCCATCGACGCCGTGTTCCAGGACACGACCGACTCCGAGGGGAATATCGTGGAGAGGCGCGGAACCCGGTTTTCCTCCATTCACCGAGCTAAGGGATTGGAGGCTGACACCGTTCACTACCTTCGACACGATACGTCAATCATGGCGAAGGCATCGGGCTGGCAGCTTCAGCAAGAGTACAACCTGAAGTATGTCGGCTTTACCCGTGCCCGGCACACCCTCAACTTGATTGATTCAGGAAAGCGACGATGACTCAACCCATTTCCAGGAGACCCGACCATGCCACCAACCCCGCCTCCCCTCAGAACATCGCCCCCGAAACCAGCGTCGACACCGGTACCCCAACCTCCGGCGGTACCCCCAGTTCCCCGTCGCCCGCCTCCGCCAGTGAAACGGCCGGTGATCGAGAGCAACGAGACACGAATGGCGACAGTGGACGGGGAAAGCTCGACGCCAGTGAACTCCTCCGTCGAATCGCCGGACGCCGGGCACGTCGAAGGGAGCGGATCATCGCGATCATCGACAAAATCCTCGACACCTGGGCCGAGGAAGACGCGAGAGGCCAGCAGGGAGACCAACGTGGACGGGAAGCCGGTCAGGATTCCATTCCATGACCGTGCCCTGCATGTCGCCTACGTTGACTTGACAATGGCACAGGAACGACTGAGGCACGTCGAGGCGGTTCTGCAAACCCACCCTTCCCTGCCAATCGACTCCAGCACGCTCGCCACGATCACGAGGACCATTGGCGGCATGATGGATGCCTTGTTCCTCGAAATGGGGATGGACCGGGAGTTCAACCAGTCTTTTCTGGTCAGGATGCCTGAGAGGGCGCACGCATCCTCGGACTCCTTTATTGCCGCCCTCGGTGAAAGCGCTACTCGTCACGCCAGGGGAAAGGGATCATAGCCATGCGGTGTCCGTGGTGCGGGAAGGGTTTGGAGGAAGCACGGGTGAATTACATCTTGAAGCACGGAAGCGATCGCGTAAGGGACTCGCTGCTCAAGGTGTTTCCGTTCTGGTCAGTGAGTAATCCTGTCTTGACCTGTTTCAATTGCGATGCCAGCAACACGCGGGACCAGTGGCGGAAGGTCCGTCGCTGTGAACGCGGATGTCCCAGGGGAGACTGAACATGTTCGTGATGGTGACATGTCTGAGTCCGTGCACGCAAGACGACAACGAATACGGCGACTACGAACAGCCATATCGAACCCTCATCAACCCCTCGGCCGTCGCGTTCATCGAGGACAACAGCGACGATAACAAGCCCGTGCAGATCACGTTCATTAGCGGGGAGACGCTGTTCGTGCAGGAGAGCTTCGATACCCTGCGGTCTCTCCTGTCGGACGATCACCACCGATATGATCCAGCCGCCGGAGGAGACGCGGCCAGCCCCTTGAAGTAGTCAGTCCACTGACGGGCCTTCAAGTACGGATTGAACCGCCGGGTGACGAGCCAGGAGATTTGCAGCTTCTCCTGCTCCCACTCGGCGGTTCTGCTTTCCACCAGGGCCGCGGCGATCTGCTCGGCGATTGTGGACTGACCGGTAATGATCCTGGCCATTGTCCGGTTCAAACCAGTGCGGGTCGTGTACCGCAAGTCGGTCGTCAGTCCAACCGGCGTGGACAGGACCAACACGCCATTCATCAGGGCTTCCACGGTCGTCATGGGACCGCCCTCGGAATCGGACAGGCACACAAACAGGTCACTCGCCTCAAGGACATTGCCCACGTTGTCCGTCCAAGGCAGGTAGACGCTCCGTGTCGGCAGGGTATCCCTCAGAATGCGTAGTTGATTGACGGCATCCCAGCCATCTCCCACGACCAACAGGATCGCACGGGACAACCACTGCTGGATGTCCGGCTCGTAGGGCAGCCTGAACTCACTGGCCAAGTCAATCATCTGATCAATGCTCGCCGCCAGGGTATGCAGTCCCTTCTCCGGCGACAGGCGACCGTAGAACAGCAGCCAAGGCGCCTGCATGATCGCGTACTGAATGTTCATGTCGGCTTCGACGAACTGGTTCGCCTCCCTCAGAAACTTGGTCCGCGCATCATCATAATCCAGCGTGGGCAGAATGCGGGTTCGATTGATGCCCGCCTCGATCACGGTAATGTCATCCAGGGGTATTCCGTGGTTCTTGTTTAGGTGCAGGGCCACGGCGTTCGACACGGCGTGGTAGTGATCGCTACGTCCCCGGTTGTACCGGATGCACTGATCGGTCCAACCACAGCAGCCGTGGCACTGAAAAACGAACCGAGTCGGGTTTCCAGAGGCCGTGGGATTTGTCCTCACGATGTCGGGAATCTTGCAAACCGGAGCCAGGGCCACGAGGTTCACGATATCCACGGCATCGAAGCACTGCTGGTACAAGTCGGGACCGGATCGAACGGCATACCGCCAGAGTTCAGGCGGAGCCTTGGCAAGCTCGGCTGGATCATCGGCGGTGCAGTAGAGCTTGACGTGTGGGGCAAGCTCTCGAACTGACTGCATGTCGACATGATAGCAGAAGCGGAACAGAATCGAATCCGGCTTTACCAGCGGGTCGTGCATGTACGGAATCGAGTCCGCCATGTACCGGGTCAGTCCCCCCTGAGCCAGGTCGTTCATCCACCACGACACGCGCAGGGGCCGCTTGGGTTCCCCCTGAGGGGAAGGCTGAATGGGGGCGGGGGGTGGCGTAACGGGGGTCATCAGTTCCGGGTGGTGCCAGTAGTCACGGGGACACTTTCCCGCCTCGAACCGCTGCTGGAGAATAACGTTCTTGTCGCCGCCGGTGCAAATCTGGGAGTCCCGTCGCAGGAACTCGCACTGGTCGCAGACGTGCCGGTACTTGCGGAAGTGAGCGGCCGCTGGCGTACTCAAGCCGGGAAGGGTTTGAGGGAACATGGCGTCCTGGGGTCAAGGGTAGAAGGGCGTCAGGATTGCAATGGATCGGGGAATGGCCCCGGTGAGATTGTTCTCGTACTGCTCGAAGGTATTGGTACCCAAGCAGCGGAAGGGAGTCTGACGGTCCGTATCATCGTCCGGCTCATAGGGCCTTCGGGTCCGGGGAACGAGGCGGTAGCTCACCAGCGGGGAGTAGCTATTGTCCCATGTCGTCCCGCCCTCGCCAGTGGCGACGGTACGCTCGTTCTCGATCAGGGTCAGTATCCAGCCGGGCGACCCAGGGGCACCATTGTCGCGGCTATCGGTTTTCATGTTCGGTTCCTCGATCAATGGCGGGTCCGAGCCGGGTTGCGGCATGAACCCGTAGAACAGGAACCAAGCCACGTTCTTGGACGGCAGGGGCGGGGGTGGTCCCTTTGGTGGCGGGGGGAAGGTACCGGGGTTGCGGGACAGCTTCCAGTAGCAGAACGAGTATTCCGACTCGTGCCGCTGTTGAACCGCCTCGTTGAAGTCGCCCGCCGGATCGCCGGAAATGGAGACTGGCGGCAGAATCATTGGTCCCCGCTTAAGGATGATCGACGGAGTGGCGTCGCGTGGGTCTCCGAACCAATGGGCCGTATCCGGGTCGAAGTCCCTGGCCGGACCGGTGAAGACATCCGGCCAAGTGTGTCCGTCGGGAATCGCGAAGTCGAACGTCACTCGCCAGTAGCGGGGCGTGGCCGTGCAGCGTCCACAGACCGATCCCGCCAGCTTCCAGACGGCTCGCTGGATGCACTGGTCGGCATGAGGCGTAATAGGGTTCAGGCGGACATTGTGCGTCTGCCTGAATCCGTGCGGAGCTGGTCCCGACACAATGGATGGTCCGCCCGACTGCTCCTGCAATCCAGCCAGCCGATCCAGGATCGACAAGATCGCTCCGTAGTCGTTCCGGGCAATGGCCGTGTTCAAGGCATTGGCGATATTCCCGATCTCGGTGTCAGGATTCGGCATGGCAAGGCACGAGCTTAACAAGAGTCAGGGAATCGCGGACGTTCGGTGGGTGATCCCATTATCTCGGCTCACTCATCGTCGGGTTCCTCGAACTCCGTCACGTTGCTCAAGTCCAAGGTCAAGTCGCGGTGGCCAATGGCGATGACGCAGTACTGGTCGGCGTCGGGGAAGTAGATCGCGGCCACCTGCACGCCGGCCCTCGCGGGAGATTGCCGGGCCAAATGGAACCGGTCGCGAACCACCACCGTCTCCCCCGTGGGGGATTCATTGTATTGGGCCGACGCAATGACCGACAAACCCCGCATGAACACTGGCGGGTCGGCATTCAGGTCTTCCTCGGCGTAAATAACAATCTGGGCGTCCGCCGAGGTCACGCCGCCTTGCGAGATGACGGGCTGATCAAACTCGATGATCCAGGCACCGACGTAGCTTCGTCGATCCGGTTCGTCGTCGGTGGGCTTTGGCAGGTCGTCGTGCAAGTTCGGTTCGTCGTCGTTCGATACCAATCCCTCGTCGTAGTACGGATTGCCGATCCACACCCTCAGAGTGTCTCTCGTCCAAAGACCGCCGGCGGCCGCCAGGATCGCATCCCGGACTTCATCCGCCCGACTGACAACCGACAGGGCCGATGTCACGAACAGGTCGGTCGACGAGGGCGTTCCCGCCGAGTCGTAGGTAATGGCGGCGAACCGCAACTGGAACGTCGAATCGGGTACCGGATTCACGCCGATGACTTCCACGCGATAGCAGTTCAGGCTCTCCCGCCACTGAAGTTCCTCCGCCAACGCCGATCCGCCCCCGTGCAAGTCTTGGAGCAGCAGGAAGGACTTGGGCGGCGGGAAGTCCATCGAACGGGGCAAGTCCCTCGGCTGAACCGGTCCGGCACGATCCGGGGTCAGATTGTTGATCCGCTCCCGCTTGCCCCATTCGAGGAGTTCGTTGATTTTCGCCTCGGACGCCGGCGTCAGGTAGATTTCCTCGTGCATCGGAACCGGACCTGCATGGGGAGGTGCATAGGGGGGTACATAGGGTGGTCAAGCCGTGAATTTATTATCTGAACGGCTGTACTGTACAGTGAGGGCTTGGAGCGCTGCGGATGCTTTCTGAGGGGAAGCTGGTTGCTTGGAGGCCTCGGAAACCGGTCTGGTTGGCTCTGAGAGCGGCCGGAAGGGGGTTGGACGGGGTTTGGATCGTCCTGACCTGTTCCGCCGCTCTCAGACGATTCTGGAACGCTTGTCGCGATACCTGTACTATGTACACTGAATCGGGTCGTCCTAGCCTTGCTGCTGGAGTCGCAGGTTGCCTCCCACCGATCCGATGAGGCCGTGCAGGGCATCCCGTGGGGCATCGAGGTTGCCAGTAACGGTCAGGTCGCCGTAGGCGAACGTGCCGCCGGTGATGGTGATGTTTCGTACCGTGCTGCTTTCGTCGGGATAGACGGCCATGCCGCAGTCCCCCTCGGCCTGATTGTACACGACCCCGTTCGGAGAGGCACTGCCATTGTTGCAGAGGAACTGCACGGCCGGCACTCCATTGACGGTGGAGGTCGAGGTCCGGTGAACGGTAATGGTCGTGGACGAGTTGCGGGTGTTGAAGCGACCGAGGCTCAGGGCGTCCCCTTCCTCGATTCCGAGTTCGATGCTGGCGAACCCCATTTCCAGGAATGTCGGCAAGTACTCCAGTTCCCCATTGGTGCGGCGTCGAGGCAGTCCGATTTGCACCGTGCCAGAACGGGAGTAGTGCTTGAAGACGACTTCCCGAATCTCCATCGTGTGCGTACCGGTGCCGGCGTCGGTGATCTCCACCGGAGTCCCGCCTTCGGTCTCGGCCAGTTTGAATGTCGCGTCGGTCGCCGAGTTCACGATGTAGTAGTAGCCCTCCACGAGACCATTGGGCAACGTGCCGCTGCTATAAACCCATACCTTCTGTCCATCGAGGAATACTCGACGGCGGTTCCGCCAGAGGAACCTGGTGTTGACGCCGAGGCTCACAACCAGGAAGTCCTGGGCTTGTTGGAGGCCGAAGCACAATGAGGACGTGCTATCGTCCACGATCACGGTGTCGCCGGAACTCGGCACCGAGTTGGTATCGTAGTTCTCCGGGCAGTCGTAGTACCGGGGACCAGCACCGCGGACTGTCTCCACGATCACCAGTCCCTTGTCGCTGTCGATTCCGCCCCTCGTCGTTTCAGTAATCGTCACGGTCCCGTTCCTCAGACTCGTGGCGCCGATCTGAATGAGGGTGTCGGGCAGGTTGCCAAGGCTGGTGAGGAACACCACTGTTACGGGAGAAGTCGGCAAGGGACCGCCGGACACAATGGCATTCCCGGCGGGCATACCCATTGCTTGCAAGGCGGCGTCGATGTTCGCGGCCGAGGCGTTCCATTGGATCGTTTGAGGCGGTTGCCCATTGTAGATCAACTGGAAGGTACCGCCCCATGTCGAATTGGTGACGGAAATCACCACGGTTTCGCTGCGGGGAGCAACGCCCTCGGTCACGGTCGTCAAGGTCATCAGTTCCCCGGAGAGCAGGGCTAACTTCACGCTTCCCACGTTGCTGAACTGGTAGCCCATTCCGTTGAACTCGACATCCAGACCGCTTGCAACGTCGGTGCCGTAGACAGTGACCGCCTTCGCCATTTTCGACGGCAGCCAGCGATGGCTTGGTGCGGAACTACCGGTGTTGGGCAACGTGCCGAGGACGCCGTTCAGCAGTGCTTCCACCTCGGCGGCGGTGCTGTTCTTTTCCACCCGCACAAAGTGGTCGCTGTAGCCGATGTAGATGTCGCTGGTAATCCCGTTCGTTTTGAGGGTCAGGCTTTGCCGCTCGGACCGGAGCGGGGGCAATGGACGGCAGCAGTAGTGCTGCCAGACTTGGGGCAAGTTCGTCTGGTAGGTGTTGTTCGCTCCCGCCCCGGAATCCGCCGCCAGAAGCTCCATCTCAAGCTGGTACTCGAACATATCCAGCGGTTGCTGGCGGAGTCGGTTGACGAGCTTGATACGGAGGTCGTTGTAGCTGTCGTCTTCCTCGGCCTCGATGGCGTCCTCGGACAGCCACGAGTTGTAGAGGCTGCCGGTGACTTCGATGTTTTCTGAGAGGAAGGGGAAGGCCGTGGTCAACAGCGTTTCAATCTGATCGGTCGTGGCGTCCCAATCAATCCAGTCCGTCGAGCCAAGCACAACGCGGGTATCCGCGTTGCGATTGCCCTCACTGATGTCCTTCTTATTGATAAGCACCCATTTGAACCGCATCTTCATGTCCGGGTCGAACTCGGCGTGAACGGAGCGGTTCACTTCCGGTTGCACGGTGAAGTCGCCACTGCCGACATCACCGCCTACCTCGGTATCCAAGTTTTGATACCAGTCGCGAACGAACTTGTACCGCCATTGAATCGTCTGATCGGTGACGGACGACGGAGTAATCCTCCATCTGTGAATCGGCGTGCCATTGGCGTGCGCCTGAGCGAACAACTGATAGACGCGGTAGGATTGCGACGTGTAATCGTCGTCGTTCAATCCGGGCGTGTTCGTGGAGAGCAGGAAGTCCCTGGGTTCAACGGCACGACTGGGGGTCGTGTCGATGGTGGGAAGCTCGTAGGTGAACTCGCTGATGGCACCTTCCTCGGCGTACTCGTTCACCCACACGATGCGGAACACGTCCCGATTGTACCATTGCTTCACCGAGCCGGTGCCCCCGTAGGCCGACACGGCTTCCACACGTTGATCATGGACGATCTGGTATACGACGACAGCTTGACAGCCCATTACCTCGTTGATGGCGTTTTCAATGTCCGTGGCCGTGCAATCGGCCCACCGGAATCGAGCCTGACTGATCTCGCCGTCACGGGTAACGATCTTGAACCAACCCCAGTTGCAATCGCCAGCCGTGGTTCCCCAGTTCTGCTTGCGGTTCAGACCGAGCGTTCCACGACCGGGAACAATCTCGAAGTCGTAGCAATTGGCCGTGCTGGTTGGAGTCTTGGCCGTGCGAACAACTTCGTTGCTGTACGATCCACTGAAGGTACCACTGAGGGCAGTCCGAATGAGGGTTGGCCGCATGTTCGTGGCGGCGTAGGCACCCGTGAACGTAATGGTGATGAACGCCTCATGGAGAGGACCGCCAGCACACGTCACGGTCCCCGCACCGAGCACGGCCTCGATACGCGAGTCGAGGTCGGCGGCGGTCACGTTGTAGGGAATGTCGAGAACCCAGTGGACGATATTGGGGGCTGCCTCGGTGGCGAACCCAAGGTCGAATGTCCCCCCAGAAAGGTTGGGAACCGTTATCGTTCCACCGTCCTGAACCTCGTCGATCTCCACGCCGGGGGGAGTGCCCGGTGTCGAAAGGAATTCGATCAAGGGGGCATCCACGTCACCGCGGTACGGCCAGTCGGCAAAGGTGAACTGGAACTTGTCCGGCGTACCGGGAACGAATACCGCTTGAATGGGCGGCGCATCTGTTCCGCTCTTGAAATTCCGCTTGAACTGCGAATAGCCCAAGCCAGCCGCATAGGTTTCGGCGGCGGGGGCCGACAGGTAGTATCTGAGAACCTGATTGACGTTCTCCGCGAACTCCGCATAGGTCGTGGGGGCGGAGTAGAACAGCATGGAGTTTTCCGCCTTGGCGAACCCAAGTGCGGAAGCCCCGGCAGTTTTGTCACCCTGACCAACCCACGACACGTAAACCTGCCAGAACTGGGAACCCAAAGGCGGCGACCAAATGGAGGAGAGGTTCGCGTTACCGTAGGCCGCCTGCAACGCGGCAGCGGTAACTGGGTACTGACACACAACGCCTCCATTTGTCGTACCGCCATTTGGACGGACATGCACGCGGATGTGGCCGTGAGTCGGTTCGTCGTGGAGTTCGCCGAAAGCATCGGCCAGGGCGTACCCCATCCGCATGGCCACGTCCGACAGGTTGGTACCCGCCGCGATGGGGCCGGTCGTGGTGGTTCCGATCTTCAAGTAGAAGTTGCCGGAAATCGGGAACGGTTCATTGATAACCGCCTCCTGTACTTCCGCGGTGCCCTTCACAAAGTGCGTGATTATACTGGGAGGGCATTCAATGACATTCTGGTTATTGACCTTTTCAATCAGATATGCCCTCACGCCGGGGCCGCCAGAACCCAATCCGTAAAGACCATCGCACCGCCGCTTGAACTGGACGGTGAAAGCGTTATCCCCGTCCGTCAGATCGCCGGTGACAGTGATATCCGCTGACTCGAAAATGATGCCGGGAGCATAGGCGTAGGTGGCGTTGCGGGTATCCCGATAAGTCTGGTCGGCGGGAACCGGGTGATTCCCTACGAACATGTAATTCCAGTCCCACTCATCGGTCAACAGGGCGGTAATGGCGGCGGCGTTCCCGTTACCGTCGCACGCATTCACCTTGGTCCAAGGACCGTTCGTATCCGACAAGGTTCCGTTGTTGTCGGTGATACGGAACACGAGGTAGTAGTTGCTCAAGTTTCCGACACTGATCCCAGACGGCTTGGTGTACTTGACCACGAGATCGGTGTCGGTCGTTGGGGCGGTCGTTTGCGTGACCGTTACGTCAATGTCCTCGCCCTCGTTGTCCAACCCAGCCGGATCGGCGGTCATGTCGCCGATGTTCGTGCCCGCGAGGGAACCGATGAACTCCAAGGTCACGTCGTTCGAGGGAAGAGGACCGCCAGTGACCTTGATGTTGCCTAGGCCGACAAGGTTCTCCAGGATTTGCCGAATCTGAACGCGATTGGCGTTGTACGGAATTGGATCGGACGTACCGAATCCCGGCAGGGACAGCGTAAACGTGCCCGCGTTCGGATGGCCGGTCAGTCGAAATGTCTTCTTCTCGTTCCGGCTCTTCTCGTGGGTACCGAGGAGTTCGGCGGCGTATTCCAACTTCTGGACTTCATTGGTGCCAGCATTGCCCTGCTGCGTCACGGTCGCGGTGGCCGTGGCGTTGCCCCCAGTCAAGCCGGAGTAGTTGACGGTAATGAGGTCCACGTTCAGACCAGCGTACTGACCGGGGCTGAAGTCGAGTTTGTACGTGGTACCCGACACCCACGTTACGGCCACGTCGCCCACCTGAATGTTCGGCAGGGCTTCCAAGGCGGTGGTGATATTGGCGGCAGTGGCGGTGGTATTGCCGGGGACGTAGGTAATTGGGTCCGTCGTATGCCCCATGAACGTGAGCGTGAACGTCCCTCCGGTCGGTGCATTGTTGAAGGTGATCCGCTGCTCCTCGGACACCATCGGAGTATCGACGTACTCCTCTCCATCAAGCGAAAGGATACGGATGTGGAAGTCTTCCCCCAGACGGTTATGCGTGAACAGCACTCCATTGCCGTCCACGGTCGGCGTCACGTCCGCCAAGGTCTTGTCATTCTGTGCCGCATTGAGCCAGGACGACACGATATCCGCTGGAACCCACGAATCGAACTGGAGCAGCTTCGAGCCAAGTCCGATCTTGAATGGGGTGGACGGGCCAGAGCCATTGCCCGCTGGACCAACGCGGAGCTTCTTGCGATTGGCAATGGCCGTATTGCGGAAGTAGTGCGTGGTCGGCATAAGGCATCATGCCTCTCTGAGGGAGACGATTGCGTCTCGCTACTTGAGCGGAATCTTTCCGTTGAAGTTGATTTTGAGGCGTGTGCGGAAGTCGAGTTTCAGGTTTGACCAGACGGCATCCGGCAGTCCGGCGAAACCTTCCTCCTCAGGAGACAAAATAATCCATTTCTTCGAGGAAGACAAGTAGGTACGGACGGCTCGTCCCACCTGGATGTACTTGTCGATTTCTTCTTGCGGAGCACCGGCGTTTTGAGCCATCTGTTGCAGGATACCCCGCTCCAGCAGCTTCTTCGTGATGATCGGCACGGGGGTTGCCGGATACTCTCCATTGTCCAGTTTGATTCGACGATAGACCCGAATGGGAGTTGCAACCGGAGGTCGAGGATCACGAGGGTTCCGCTTCACGAAGTGGAAGGACGGAATCGCCTCGTGGAAACCAACGCTCTTGACTTCCCGTATCCAAGTTTCCTTGCGGTAGTACAACGCGAAGGACATCTGGTAGTAGGGAATGCGGTTCTCGACACGCAACCGGCTGACCTTGATATCCGTCAACCAGAGGGTCATGGGGTTGAACGACTCCCCGCCAATCGTAACCGTGTCCTTGTTGATGAAGTCCGATTCCTTCGCGAAGATTTTGTCCACACGCTGAACGTTCTTCACGATGCGGATAACTCGGCGGGAGCACTGCTCCTCAAGGACCAAGGGTTCCCCGGCGGCGGTGCGAACGGGCACTTCAAGACGGTCACGGTCGTCGTAGCCGTACTCGAACAGTTCCTTCGTCTGGTAGGTATCCCAATCAATGTCGGCGGGCCGTTTCAGGGGGTTCTCGATCCATTGCCAGTTGAACCCGGTGCCGGCTAATCCGTGTGCACCCACACCGCTCGCCTCCCAGTTGTTCGACCAGACGAGCTTCAACCGCCAGAGGTTCGGGAGTTCCTTATCCTGCTCGGCGTGACGGCTGACGAGGAACAGGTTGCCGTTTTGAGGGTGCGGGTCGAAGTAGACGGGACAACGGGGATCGCCGTAAATGTCGATGGACGTGTCGATGCCCGCCAGGGTGTCTTCCTTCGAGAACGTCACCCAGTATTCTTCTTCCCGCTGGTAGTTGTTCGGATCGCCTTGCTCGACGATCCCACTCTGCAAATTCCAGGTGAGGGCGGGCATGGTCAGTTGTTTCCGATATTGGCGGGCCGCCTGTTAACGCGGCCACGGGCGATCTCCTCCTTGACTTCCTGCATCTTGGCGATGAGCCGTTCCCGCTGCTGCTCGGCCTTGTCTGTTATGTTCGGACTCATGTACTTGCGGCGAAGCTCAAAGTCGGCCCGGCTGCCCGTCTCGAAGGTGTCCAAGCTGTCTCCGTGGAAGTGGGGGCTGCTGGGCTTCTTGCGGTCGGCCGCGTCCTCCAATGCCTTTTGCATGACTTTCTCGTTCAAGTCCAGCAATTCATCCTTGCGGGCCTGATCAATGTGGAGCTTGAGGATGTTTTCCCTCAGCTTCTGTGCTTCGAGTCGAATCCTCTGCTGGGGATCAAGGGTACCGAGAAACCGCTGTTGCAGGGCTTCGGCCTTGTCGGCGTCTTCCTTGGCTCGACGGGCGTAGTTTTCTTGCTGGCTTTCAACGGCTTCCCGGACTTCCTGATCTCGTTCACGAGGCAACGAGTCCAACAGCCGCTTGCGGTCTTGCGGCCGGAACCTGGTATCGTTGCGAATGGCCGCGATCTGCTGGTCGTAGATGTTCTGGAGGCGTCGCCCCACCTCTTCTGGGGCAATGAGGTTATCCGTGAGGGTCTGCTCCAGAGACAGATCGCGACGGAACTTACTTGTGCGAGCCTGTCTCATCCGATCTTCGATGTCCTCTAGCTCACGGACCTTGTAGAAGGCGTCCTTGGATTCCTTGATGGCCTGCTCAAGGGCACTATTCTGAGTCGCCAGTAGGGCGTCATGCTCGTCGTACTCCTTGATCTTCTCTTGTAAAGCCTTGATCTCTTCGTCAATGATTTGGATGGCCCCACCGAACCCGAAAATACTCTTATTCGCGTAGCTCCAAGCCTCGCTCCGGTACTTCTTGAACTCCTCTTCCGAAAAGCCCATCTTCTTTCTGAATACTTCCGAGCCGTGGGGGTCCTCGCTTGTTCTCTCCAGATCCATGTACTCAAGGACCATCCGCAGCTTCTTCTTGTCGGCGATCTTCTGCTCGGCCTCGGAACGCCACGCCTGATTCTGCTTCATCGCGGCGATGCTCTTGCCCAGTTTGTCCTCATCGGAGTACATACCGGCCTCGATGGTTCCAGACGAGCCGCGGGCCAAGCGGTTTTGCAGTTCGACTTGGGCCTCCAGAAGGTTCAGAACCTCCTTCTCGTATTGGATTCGCCGCTTGGCGGCTTCCTCGGCCTTCTCCGTGCTCCCCAGAAGCCTGTCGACGATTGGACCAACAGACGCCGTGATAACGGCAATGCCGGCAATGGCCGCGGCCGATGTCACTGGGTTGCTGATGCCCGCCGCGGCAATCGCGGACAGGTTGTTGCCGACGGCACGAGCCGCACCGCGAGCACCGCCAACCTGATAGCTCACCAAGGCGTCTTCAAACCCGAAGGCCAGGTTCTGCGTCATGTAACGGAAACGGCGAACGTTGGAACCTGCTCCCGTTCCGCCACTACCCCTGCCGCCACCGTCACCATCATCATCACTCCAATCCCCCCAGAGAATACGGGGTCCACCACCTGGCGGAATAGCTCCGCCCGACCCTCCAGGGCCACTCGGCATACCCCGCAAGACGTAACGAACAGTCCGCAACTGGGATTCCAGCCGCCTGCCCTCCGCAACCATTCGCTCGAAATGCCGCTCGATCTCACGCAGCTTGTCGACTGGCAGCGTGCTCAACCGCTCCCGGAAGCGGTCCATAGCCGGGTCGAGCTTAATCATCAGTTGACGGATATTGGTACCGGCGAAATCTTCCTCGTCGATTCGGAAGTCCCTTGCTCGCCTGCGGGCGGCTATTTCGCGTTCCGAGTCGATCTTGAGTTGCGTGCTGATGCGACGCAAGTTGGCCTCGACGATTTTCTCTTCTTCATAGGCCTGAGCTTCACGCCAAAGGCGAGTTCTGTGACGCTCCTCGGCGAGTTCGGCTCGTTCGTTGAACTGGGCATAGCGAACTTCAGGGTCGGCCCAGTTCATCTCGGCCCGGTACTCCATGATCTTCTTCATGTTGGAGGCGTGGCGTTCCGCTGCCCGCTCCGCCTCCTGCATGGAACGAATGGAGTTGACCACCCACACGCCGAAACTGTCCCTGATCTCGACGTCACCGAGGCTCAACGCGGCCCTCCGAATCCTGTTCTGGAGTTCGGGCAGAGCACGATCAACCATCGTTGTGTCGATGGCGTAGACGAGATTCAGAGGACCAATTCCCTGATCGCTCACTTCTTCCGTTTCCTCACTTGGCTTTCAGCCCAAGCCTGCATTCGATGAGCCAGGGCCAGGGACATTTCGTCTTCCATCATCAGCATTTGCTCGTACCGATTGTCGAGCCGCTGGCATTCCTCCGACCGGTGCAACTGCCACTCGGCATCCCTCAGAGTGGCGGCCAGGAGCATCGTCAGGTAGTTGACTTCATTGTTCTGAGGGCGGATTGCGTAGTACGCCCTCATCAGCATCAACTCCCAAGGGAGCCAGATTCTCCGTTTCCCGTGCTTGAGTTTTCGGAGCTTGCGGACGGGAACTCCGATTCTGTCCGCGAGGGTACAGAGGAAGATGAGTTCTCCGTCCCGCTTGAGTTTTTTACCAGCACCTTGAGCAGTTGTTCGTCTTCGATCATGCCGTTGACGTGGTACACGACACGGGCCATGTTGTTCAGCATGAACCCGGCTGATTCCTCGATCAGTAGCGGAGCATCGGTGGGCTTGAACACCGGTTTGCCCTCGGCGTCGAGCAAGCCGATGATGCAAGCCCATGCCATTGAGTTCGGATCGTAGAATTTGCCGTTGCCAACTCTCGCGATCTTGTCGTACAGATCACGAAAGTCTGGCCCGTCCAGCACCTTCGAGAACAGCCTTTCTCCGCCGGGGCAACAGTCGGATGGCAGGGGTACGCCAGGGTCGCTGTCCGTGCCGCCCAGGTCGTTGCGGATTTTCCCCCGGCTCAACGCGGAAAGAACCTTTTCCCGGATCGCGGAATAGGTTCTGTTACCCTGTTCGATCTTCTCGGACTTGGCCACGGGATGGTCCCTTGCATAGGGAGGTCAAGCGGTGAATTTATTCCCCCGCAGCCGGTGGGGTCCGAACCGCGGGGGAATGCGGAAAGGATTATACGTGGGTTCCGGGGGTGATGGTCGGCTCCCCGCTCGGCGTGATCGTGCAGACCTGAACCATCCGGTCTTCCAGCGAACCACGAGTGGCAATGCGGGTTGCCGCCCCACGGAAGGACACGGTTCCAGGGGTTGTGTAGTTGCCGGGAATCGACCAGGTAATGGTGATGGTTTCCGGGTCAGCTTCGAGGACCGACTTCCAATCACCGTTCGGGTCGAAGGCGATGGTGCATTGCATCGGCGTCATCCGCTTGATGCAGCTATAGATCACTTCGGCCCATTCGGTGCCGGAGTGGCTGGCGTCAACGGTTCGTCGCTCACCGCCAAGTTCGGAGAGTTCGAGGAGCTTCCCGAAGAATCCAGACTGGAAGGTGATGGCGGTCCCGCAGAGCATGATCTGGTCGTTGGCACCGGACATTCTTCTATCCTTTCGCTAGTAGGGTCGTCGTGACCTGTCAAGTCGGCCAGCAAATGTCTCAGTGTACCATCTATCTGCATCACCGCAAGTTCGAGACACTGCAATCTCGCGAGCACCTGATTGGGATCGACCGGCAGGTTGTTGAAGTCGATTTTCTGTCCGTCAATCGCCAACAGTTCCATGCACTTTAGGTCCATCACCTGACCTGATGGGGTTTTCAGAGTCAGTGTCACCACGGCGATTTCCTCAAGGTTATGAGGTGGCGTAGGGCGGGTAGAAGTACCCCACCTCGTAGGGGATGACGTAGCCAATCAAGCCTTGCTCGTCGGAAGCAATCACGTCCTCGCCGTCCGACTCGGACACGTCCTGCTCGTGAAGCATGTTGATCCGCCAGGTACACCCGCCTCCAGTGAGCAGGGACCGATTGGGATCGGCGGCCAAGGGGTTCAGGGATTGGGTGGCGGAAATGATCCAACCCACAATGGGGGTCAGTTCCTTTGCCGTCTTGTCGCCGAGTACGTAGACGTTAAACCTCGCCGTCTTCAGGTTGACCGTACCTTCCGCGGCGTGGCCGGCGTTGTATCCAAATGGTCCCCCCACGACGACGTATGGCTTGGTATTCTTCTGGGGAGCACGGCGGCGGTAAATCCGGGTTCCGATAGCGTCGGGGCGGTCGTCTCGCCCCACGAGAAAATCCACGAGGGCATCCCACGGTCCCGTGAATTCAGTGAAGCCGGGCACGGGAGTCTACTCCATTCAGCCTGACGTACTCACACGGAGAGGTCCACGGACTCACTGGCACCGGCCATCCGCTCGGCCTTGCGCATGACTTTCTGAGAGAGGTACATGATGAAGGCCTGTCGCACGGTGGGGGACAACTCATCCCTCAGAGTCGCGACGATGTGGTAGGCCGGCATGAACCCAGTGGAACGCTTGGCCGTGACCATGTTCCGCTTGAACCTCTCGTCCGGGGTCAGGGGTCGGGTGTCCTCGATTGTTCGCAGGTAATCGTAGCGGGACAGGTAGCGTTCCATCCAAGCATACTTGCCGCCAATCCTCTTGCGAACACGCCACTTGGTCCCGAACTCAATCAAGTGAGCGTGCCGCTGATCGCTATCGGGACCGACAACAGCGTAGTAGCCTCGGCCATCCCGGTAGCGACGTACCTTACGCCTGATGGAATCGGCGATCCGCTTGCGGGGCGTGCCGTTCTTCTTGATGGGAGGGTTCGTACCACGGGGGAATCGGAGACGCATGGCCCGGACGACGGGCAGGGTGGCTCGTGCCAGGGCTTCCTTGGTGAGGCGGGTTCGCAAGGACTGTCGGAACTGCTCCAGTTCGCGAACAACATCGTCGATCAGGTGCACCTCCAGACTGACGAGGGTTCGGACACCGTGCCTGCGGTAGTAAATGGTCGACATGACTACTCCCCCGGTTCAATGGGCGGGTTCAGTCTTTCCGCGACGAATTGCACCTCGTCCAGAGCATAGTCGATTTGGTCGACGCCGGTAATGTTCCACACTTGGCCCCGCCACTCCACGCGGGCGGTCGGAGGGATGGCTTCCGTCTTCACGTCCCGCCGCATACGGAACACGATGATGTCCGTGGACTGTTGGGCGTGCTGACTGAAAACTTCCCGGTTGCCGTCCTTGTTGGCCTTCGGCATGAACCGCAGATGCCGGCGACAGAACTCAACGTACTCATCGGTGGTCGGCTCTCCATTGGCGGTCGAGGCCCGTTGCGGCGTCTTGACGACGGCTTGCACGGGGTCATACATGCCAGCGGCAGGTCCACTCACTCTCAGATTCTCCAGCAAAGGTCGGCGAGCAAGGAGTCGGCCAGGAGCTTCACCGAACCGGACTCGGAACCGGGCAACGAACCAATGGCCTCACGGAAGCGATACCAATGCCCCACGAGCAGCATGGCGAGTTCCTTGGCCTGATTGGGAACGTCGTCCAGGGACTCGTAGCCCGCCAGGAAGTTGATTTGCCAAGGCAGGGGACGCAGGCTGGAAACGCAGGCTTCGGTGTCCGCCGGCAGAAGGACGCAGCCAGGGATCGCCCCATCGACCAAGGCGTAGTCCGAGGGGTCGAGAGTCTGTTGATTGCCCTCGGAGTCGTAGTACTTGACTGAAACGACTTCCGTGACGGGGACGACTTCGAGTCGAACCCCGATGTGAGTGTCGGTGTAGAACTCAGGCTGCGTGGGCAGGGACCGGAGGTTCAGGGTGTACGGCGAGGATCGCAAGCTGATTTCGGCCCACGATTCGATCTTCTGCTCGGCCGTCTTGAGCAGGTGGATCAGGTAGTCGTCGTCGGCGGTCAGGTCGGTGGGCAGGCGACAGTGGTTCTTCAGCAGGTCGAGCGGAATAAGTGGCTCGGAGCGATCCGGTTCCTGCGTCCGGCTGAACACCTTGCGGATGTTCTGGAACTTCATGTTCACCGCTCCTTGCACACTTTCCGCCAGCCAGCGGTATTCCATCAACGAGGGCTGCTACTCCTCGTCGTTGTCCGGCTCGTCTCCGTAATCGACGAGTTCATCGCCCTCGTCGACCACCGGCTCGTCCTCCGTCCTCTGAGGGTCGGGGAAGCCCTTGCCGAACTCGATGACGCCTTGCTCGTACCACGCTTGCAACGTGGTTTCATCGAACGAGCCGGGCGGGATTTCCTGCCCTTCCATAAACCGTCCCTTGTAAGTCGCCAGAACCTTGGCGGCTCGAATGGGCCGGCGACCGATACGAACGGGTTGGGCAACACGAATAGGAGCGGGAGCGGCAACAGCCGCCGAGGAAACCGGGGGGTTAATTTTCGTCACTCGCTTTGCCACGGGATAATTCCTTCTGAGGGGAACCAGGTACGGACAGGCCGGGCGGAAAGTAAATCTTATCCGCCCGGCCTGCTTTGTCACGAAGGGTTGATGGCGTGCAATGTCAATTGCATCGAGTATCAAGCGTCGGGATCGCCGTAAACGGGAGAGTTGTACCGGGAGTAGGTCGAGACGTTGGTGCTCGATTGCGACACCGGAAGATCACGACCGTTGTACTGAATGGCCAAGACAGCATCCACGGCGGCGTTCTGCGTGGCCCGATTGATGTAGGTCAGGAGGTAACGATTTCGGGGACGGATGATGTCCATCGCAACCCACTTGTTGTCGTAGGTATCGAGGACAGTCTTGACGACATTGTTGCCGCTGTCGTCGACCAGCGTACCGAACCCGGAACCGCTGGTGTTGCTGCCTTGGATGGTCACGTCGGTCACGGCACCCGCCGTGATCGCACCGAAGCGGACCAGGATCAGCACGCAATCCCAGTTCGCCATGTCGATCTGGGCGCAATCGGTAATGTCCGACGTGCCCGCCGCCACCGGGGCGTGCAGGTCGATGATGTTGATTTTGTCGAGCAGGGAAAGGCCGGAGAGCATGATTGAGTTCCTGTAAGGCTAAGGGTCGGAGTAGGACCCCGGCCCCGTGTGGAGGCTGACACAGGGCCGGGGCGACAAGTCCGGGTTGGAGTAGCACAACCCGGCGAGCAGCTACTAGCCGAGCTTCAGGCGAACGAACGCTTCTTCGAGCACGGGCATTGCATCCACCTTCAGACGCATCAGGTACTCGTACTCGTTGTTGCGAGCACGCATTTCCTCAAGCCGCTGAATCTCAAGCTCCAGACCAAAGACAATCCAGTAGTAGGACCAGTCGGCCAGGATGCCGTAGTACAGCCCCGTGGCGAAGGTGTTCGGCATCCATTCGGACTCGTCCGCGGGCAGGCCAAGGATCGTGTCCGGGTCGCCAACAACCTTCGAGGGCTGCCAGATGTACTGGCCGTTGGCGTCACGGATCATGCTGATGCGGCTCATCGTGTCGCGGTGGAACATCCACCGGGCACGATTGCGGTAGCGGAGCTTCAGCATGTACTTCGCACGGATCAGGCTGTTGAACCCGAAGTGCGTGGTCGGGGATTCGCCGGAAGCAACGTCACTGGCGATAACCGTCGTGTCGCGGGCAGCACTGATGCCATTGACGGACGGCACCATCACGCCGAGCGGCTTTTGAACGCCGTTACCGTAGAGGTAGGCGTCTTCGAGCGTTTCGGACAAGTCGATTCCAGCCTCCTCGATGACCATTTGCTCGACCGGCATGGCGGCCGTGCGAAGCAGGTCGCGAGAGATGCGGAACGCACCCATCATGTAGTGAGGGGTGAGTGCCCGCTTGCCGTACTTCAGGTTGGAATCGAGGGCGGTGGAAACGTCGGCCAGTTCCGATCCCCAAGTCCAAGCACGGAACTTCGAGGTCCGCTTGCGGACACCGAGACTGCGGGCGTTGCGAACGGTAAGGACGCGGGAGAGCCGCTGCACGAACGTCATGTCATCGACGTTCTTCAGAAGCTCGCCAAGGAATTCCTCGCTGGCCACGAAGTAGCCACCGCGTTCCTCGTCGTCCGCCCGCATCGAGGCGTTCATGTCCGCGTTCTCGGTCGGACGGAAAGCCTTCTCCGAGAAGCCGGCCCTCGTGAACGCACTGGCGTTGCCGGTGAGCAGGTAGCGGTTGAACGCCTCGTTGTACTTGGCCGAGGCCCGGTCCCCACGAGTCACGATCTTGCGAGCGGTATGCTTCGCCCGGAACTGCGGGGACATGGAGTCGAGGGAGTTCCACGAGATTTCCTTGACCGCCTTGCGATCCATGCCGGCGTCATCGCCAGCGTGGTCTTCGGGCGGGGTACGACGGCCACCCAGCGGCTCGTCCAGGTTCTTCTCCTGCTCGGCCAGCCAGTCGAGGCGTTCCTGATCCCTCTGGTTCTTGTCCAGCTTGGCCTTCGCCTCCTTGGCTTCCTTCTCCCACTTGGCAAAGGCTGCTTCCTGCTCGGCAGTGAGCGGATTACCTTTCGCCTCATCAATGATCTTCCGGCACTCGGCAATCGCTTTGTTGCGAGTATCGAGGAGCCTCTGCTGCTCCTCCTGGAATGCAGCACTCTTCGCCATTGTTCGTCTCCACGAACGGGTTAATCGTAGGTCATCTCGACCGAAGTGTGATTTATTAAAGCGGGTTGATACCCGGTTTGCAAGAATGGAATCCCACAAATTTTCAGGCAGCGGTTTCAAGCTCCAACAGGGCCAGACGCCGGGCAGCGGCGGCGAGAGTCGTGCCGTTCCTCTCGGCCACTTTCCTTGCCCGGTCCCGCATGAATTCGATGTAGTTGTTCGGCTTGAACGCCTTGAAGGCCGCCGTGGCTTCCGGGAAGCGGTTCATGTCCGCCTCGGAAGTCTCGTCCACCAGGTCGGCGAACCCGGCCTTGACGGCTTCCTCGGCGTTCATGTAGGTCTCGGCGTCGAGCAGGTCGAAGATGTCGGCTTCACTCTTGCCCGTCCGCCTTGCGTAAATTTGAACCAGGTTGGCATCGGACTGATCAAGCCGGTCCGCGATCTTCCGCAGTTCCCTGGCATTACCCATGCCGAGCGTCCATACGCGGTGAACCATCTGCATCGAGCCACGGTTCATCACGATCTTGTCGCACGCCATCAGCAGCACCGAGGCCGCGGAGAAGGCGTACCCGTCCACGATACCCGTGACCACGTAGTCCTTGTTGAAGGCCCTCTGCTGCGTGGCGAAGCGGCGAATCTGGTTGAACATCGTAATGCCATCCGCGACCGAGCCGCCGAGGCTGTTGACGTAGATGTTCAATGGATCGCTGCTTGGAACCTTGGCGAGCATTTCACCGAACCGGCTCGGCGTCATGCCGTCGAAGTATTCCCCGATGTCCTCGTAGATTTGAATGTCGGCCACGGTCACTCTCCCTTCCTCGGCTTGGGTTTGGGCTTGGCTTTTTTCTGAGGGGAAGGCACGTCCTCGGTGTCGGACGCGGCCGGGTTGCGGATCATGGCCACGCCATTGGCAACGTCCTCAAGCGTCATCAACTGCGAGGCCATGATGAGGGGTTTCGCTCCGATGCCTCCGGGGTAGGCTGGTCGATTCTGCTTGGCCCGCCATTCATCCGGGGTGAGAGCACCATTGCGAAGTTCCCGTTCGAGGGCTTCGGCACGGGACACGGAGTCGCCACGGAGCAGGGAGTCCATGTCGAACTCGACGTAGTAGTTGAACTGCTCGTCCGGCGTGAACAGTTTCATGTTGCACTCGGACTCCCAACGCTTCACCCACGGGAGCATGGTGAAGGTCACGAACTCGATCAGCATGTGTTCGATGTTATCGAACGTGGACTTGGAAAGGTCGGCCAGCATGTGGGGCGGCACTCCGAACCAGCGGGCCACCTCCGACACCTGGAACAGGCGGAGTTGGACAAACTCCATGTCCTTGAGCGACATGCCGGTGGGCTTCCAGTCCCATCCCCCAGAAAGCACGCCTACTCGGTGGGCATTCTCCAGTCCGGCGTGCATTTCCTCCCACTCACGCTGAATCTGCTTGCGTTCCTTCTCTCCGATCCGGTTGGGACGGGTCAGGAAGCCGGGAGGAGTGCCGCCCTGCGAGAAGTAGCGGCTGATATGCTCCTCGGACGCCAAGGCGACTCCGATGGACTCACGGGCACGAGTTATCGGGGCCTTGCCGATCAGGCCGTCCCACGAGGGAGCACGCAGATGGAAGATGTCGCGGGCACCGAGTTCAATTCCTCGTTCCCGACTCGGACTGTAGATGTAATACTGCGGGCGACCGGTCTTGCGGTCGATCCTCACGCTCACGTTGGACGGTTCGAGCAGGTGAAGCTCGACAGCCCGTCCTCGGCCATCCCTCACGATTTCCGCGTAACCATTGCCCACCAGCAGGGCGTGCTGAGTTAGCGACTCGAAGAAGGAAAACGACGAGCGGATGCCATCCGGGCTGACGTTGAGCAGGCGGTAGCTTGGGTGCTTGCGGGCTGTTTCCCGGTCGTTGTTGTCCGTGGCGTCGGCCCGGCGGTATGTCTTCTTCGAGAGCAGGGCGGCACACTCGCTGATGATCGACACCGCCCGATAGATGGCCGCGAACGTCAGGGCGGTGTCGGGCGTGACATCGACACCGGAGCGGGTTGGCTGGCGGACGCCCCATACCTCGGCCAAGCGGGGATTCGATGGGTGCAAGCCCTCGTTCCGGTCTTGCTGTCTCCGCTTGCCCCTCGGCTTGGACTTGCCGCTCTTGCCGCGACCAGACGGGGTGGCACTGCCCCGATGTGGTCGAGGGATCGTGCGAACATTGGGTCGGGAAGCAGGCGTCCTGGGCATGTGGTCATCCTGACCGTCGTGTCTTCACCTTGGCGGTCTTCTCGGTCGTTGTGTCCGAGGGCGGGAACAAGGCAATGCTGTTGAACCCGTGGTATTCGCTGCGAATCGTTGGGTCGTCCAACATCATAGCAACCGCCATGATCATTGCAATAACGCCGTCGACTTTTCGGTAGTCCTGTCCTTCCGGCTTCATGGGTTTCTTGTTGCCGTTCTTGTCTTCCTGCACGACAACGTGCGACATCTGCCAATTCAGTACGGCATTGTCCTCGTGCATCAAGTGTTGATTCAAAATCAGGCGTTCGGTGTCGGCGGTGGGCGGGGCCATGTTGGGCATGTTCTGCCGGACTTCCACCATCTGATCCTCGGACCACCCGTAGTCGTTGTAGAGGATGTCCATGAGCGTGTCGGAGTTGTACGGGTCGTAGCCAATGGTCCGCAGGTCGAAGTTCTCCACGAGGTCGTCCAGCCGCTTCGCCAGCATGTCGTAGTCGATGGTCCGACCCTTCACGATGGTCAGGTACGGACGGAACGTGTCCTTGAAGAAGTCGATCTTGTTCGCATACATGACGGCGGTGCGTTCAGGCAGCCAGAACTCCACATGCAGGTAGGGCCGCACGCCGATGTCGTCGTCCGGCATGGCGAACAGCAAGGCCAAGGCAGTCATGTCGCGAGTCTTGGAGAGGTCCAACCCGCCAAAGCACGGGTACTCGGCCAAGTCGGCGAGATTGTATTTCTTGGGGGCCTTGCAGGCCATCCAGTCCGGGTAGGCGATCCAGTTGGCGGACGCGGACATCCAGCGATTGAGGCGGTACATGGCGAACTTGTTCAGTTCGGTCTGGGAACCGACTGACTGCCGCCAATCCGACTTGAACTCACTGAGGAGGATGATCCGGCCCATCGAGGGATTGCACTCTTGCCCCAGGGCCATGACGGTCTTCTCGTCGTACAGCCTCTCGATGGGAGTGTCATTCGGGATCGAGAAGTTCAGGACGTAGTGCTCCGGGTCGTAGAGTTCGCCGGAGAGCAATCGCATACAGTGCTCGTAGCGTTCGTACCCGTACCCATCGCCGGAGTCGCCGGCCGTGGACATCTCGATGTGGAGCGGTTCCGAGCGGCTGATGCCAGCCCGCTTGACCCGATCCATGATCTTGTGGTCGACGACGTGCACCTCGTCCACGAGCAGCGAGCCATTGTAACCCTCGGCCGAACCGAGCTTGGCGTTCTCCGACGAGACGAGAATGTACTTGGATCGGGTTGGCTTGTGGAAGATGTCGTAGTTGGTCATGTAAATCTGGCACTCACGAGACAACGGCTCGGAGAACCGGACCATCTCCATTGCGTGCGTGTGGCTGATGAGTCCTTGCTTGCTGTCCTTGGCGATGGAGTAGCACTTCTGCCCGTACTCACCGTCGCCGCAGAGCAGGTACAAGCCATTGGCGGCAAGAGTGGGGCTGTTGTGCGTGGCCACCATTGATGTGCCGGCCAGGAACAACTCGGATGGACTGTCCACCTTGATGCAACGGGTTGGAACAGTCTCCACCCGCTCGACGGAGGCTATGTGCCGATAGCAGCCGTGGATAGCTGGAATGCGATGATTGCTCGCCCACGAAGCACCAGTTGCCTTTCGATGCAGCGTGCAGTTCCGGGCAAGCTCCTCCGTGGTCATAATCCTCGGCTTGTAGTCCGAAGTGTATGACTCAACCCGCCAGAGGTGATTACCGCTGGCCACAATCGAGCTGTGGTCGGAGAACGTCACCCGGTAGCACGGCTCGTGGAAGATTTCCGACACGGCAAGGACGGTACAGGGTTTGCCTTGCTCGTCGAACAGCGTATCTCCGACAACCAATTCCCCCATCGTCTTCCAGCCATGCAGCGTGGGGATCGGAGTGTCGAGAGCCAGTGCCTTGGCGTTCTTCTTCGGAATCCAAGCGTTAGCCCGCCGGAAGCGGCGAATCCATCGACCACGTTCCTCGGAGTAGCGGACCCAGCCGTAAACCTGCATGTCCCACTCGTACTGCCAGTCCTCGATGTCCATCGGCATTCCGGCCTTGTCGCCCTCGTACAGGTAGCAATACTCCTGCATCCAGTCCACGACGAACTGGCCACGGGCCTCGTCGAACCGGCAGCCTTCCTGGGCGGCCCGCTCGTCGTTCGCGTTCCTGATCCAGCGGCGGGTCACTCGGTCGATGCAACAGGCGGGCTTCAGCTTGGCGATGTGGAAGGGTGCCCGCTGGATCATCGCGGCCCATCGAGGAGGGCCGTTGAATTCCTTCACCAACTCGGAAACGGGCTGTGGTGTCTCCCGCCGCGGCTTGGGCGGTGGCGGCGTGGTGACGGTGCGGGGGCGGTCGACCTTGACCTCCCCGTCAAACGGCTGACCAGTAGCGTCCAGAATCGCCTTCACACGACCGACAGCGGGTTTCGGTGGGGTTTTCGTCAACATCGTGCCTGTCTCAATACATTCGACAAGCGTCCAGTACTTCGCAACTGTACACTATATTGGGACTCGGTAGCGCTGGTCAACCCGGACCATTTCCAGCCAACCTAGCGCCAAATTGCGTAGGATTGCGCCAGAGGCACGATCCTCGAAAAGACGGGTCAATGGTCGTCCGCGAGGATCGTCGATTCTAGGGCCATTTACGGCGATTTGGCGCCCATAGCGTCTGTTCAGTGTACTGTGTACACTTATGTGTACAATGTTCACTGGTTTACCGATTCGAGCCAAGCGAACTGGCCACGGACCCCTGGGCAGGGAGTTGGCGAACTGGTCGCGGACCCCTGGGCAGGGAGCTCTCGCCAACGGGCAAGGAAACCCCCGCCCCTATCGCTAGAGGCGGGGGCCATCCCGCTGGAGTCCGCCGTGACCCCAACACAGCGAACTCCCGAGCCATTGTGGCTCGCCGGGGCGGCCCGGTCAACTGGCCCTCCGGGAATAAATTCACGGCCTGACCAGGGTATGGCACTTTCCCCCCGATCCCCCCCACTATTCCCCCCCTATTCCCCCCTTTTATTCTCTGAGAGAGATATATTATTTATTTATCTATTCTGCGCATGCGCAAGAGATACTGTACAGATGTAGATACATGTACTGATCAGGTGGACAGATTTGTTCTTTCTGAGGGTGGTACATACCCTGGTCAGTTGGTGAATTTATTCTTTCTGAGGGTGGTACATACCCTGGTCAGTTGGTGAATTTATTCTCTCTGGGGGGGAATAGTGGGGGGGAGGGGAATAAATTCACCGGCTAACCAGGGTATGTATACCTCCCTCCGACAGGTCAACTGAAGCTGGCGTACCGGTTGCGGGACACCACTCCCCGGCTCTTCCGCTGGTTCGCTCCCTCAGAAACCACGGGTGCGGCTCCCTTCGAGGAGGTCGGCGTCAGGCCGAGGTCGGTCAACAGCAGCCGGATGTTGTAACACACCCGGCTCCGCTCAGGGATCAGGGGGTGCATCTTCTCTCCGTGCAGCCCTGGTACCATCAGCCGCCCCTGGAGTTCCATGTCCAGGGCGTGCAACTGGTCGTGCAGGCGGCAGAGCATCTCGACGGAGGGCATGTAGTGCGGGGTCAGCATTCCCCTATCCCTCAGAAGGGAGCAATACTGCTCCCACCTGAGCTTCCCCTCCTTGCCCAGCGTGTGAGGAGCCTCCGGGATGATCTGGACGACCTCCTCCTCAGAAGGGGCGTCAATCATCGTCTCCTCGACCAACTTCGGTGACGGAACTGGAACCTCAATGGGCTTCCAGCTTGCTTCCTTTCGTGACGGCTTGCGAGGTGTCTTCAGCTTGCTCGGTCGTCGCATCGAATTTCTCCAAATGGGGTGGGGAAAACGGCACGTTTTCGAGTGTACACCGTGCCGACCGAGCGTCAACGGGAAAACGACCCTTGCAATACTGTTGTCGTAAATTCTCGACGCCGAAGCCGGTTTCTTACGGGTGCCTGGTCCCTGGATACCCCCCCGTTCATGTTATGGCATAAGGGTTTACGGCGATTGGTCAATTATTAAGGTTAAGATGGTATGGACGGGAAGGATTAGGCGGATTGGGAAGGATGCAACGGACGCAGCGGATTGGACGGATAGGATGGATAGGTAAGACCTAGGGATTGTAGGGATTGTAGGGATTGGATGGATTGTAGGGATTATAGGGATTGGATGGATTGGATGGATTGGATGGATTAGGCGGATTGGGTGAATTGGACGGATCGGGAAGGATGGGTGAACTGGATGGATTAGGCGGATTAGGCGGATTGGGAAGGATGGGAAGGATGGGACGGATACAACGGATAGGACGGATAGGTAAGACTTAGGGATTGGATGGATTGGGAAGGATTTGACGGCCGGTTCCCAATACTTACGATAATTTAATGCTAGGGGAAGGATTTAACAGTTGACTGACGCTGCGACGATACGTCTAATCTTGGTAGACAGTCTCGACACGGTGTCGAGACACTGATAACTTTGATTGGGGAGTGTGAGTGATGTTGGAATTGACTGGCAATGAATTCGTCGGTTTGTTCGGTGATGACTTTAGGGATGCGCTGCTGAATGCAATTCAAGCATACCCCGAAGCGGTTGGCATGGTGGCGTTCACCAATTGTGACCTTTCGTCACGCTACTGCGGTCGGCGTTTCGCGATCCTGTACGGACCTACCTGTACCATCACTCCGGAAGTCTTTGAGACGATCCGGACAACAGGTCAATGTCCCGTCCGTCCACCCGCCGGTCATGCGTGGCAATACCGTGTTGACGGGTATTGCCATCGCGATCAGTTGATTGCCGAGTTGACCACCAACTAAGGGGGAATGACGATGCGAGAGTTTACCGAGTCCGACATCGAAGCCGATCCGCTGGGGCGCGATCGGTTGTACGTCTTCAAAGACGATCTAGTACACTCACCGTTGGGGTTCATGCGTCAGGGGCGGATGGAAACTGCGACAGGATATGGGAAGCGGCTGCGCACGCCGTACATGGTACGGTTTAACGGCCGTCTCTACCGGATCCGCTGCGCAGTGTTCGGGAATGTCGGAACGTGTTGGTTTACGTTCCGGTGTGACGGTGTAGAACGGACGGTCATTGTCGACATCCTGTGACTACCTTTACAACGGTAGTCAGAGCGGCCGGCCAGGTGCACCTGGCCG